TATGCACGACATACGACCTGAACGTGTTATTGCGCTTGAGCGTGAAAATACTGAGTTACGTGAATGTATTGACAAGTTATTTCAACAGATAACTGAGCTCAGTGCGAAGTACGAAGCGCCGTCAGACGCCGTCCTCACGCAGCAACGAGCACTGTACGACGTACCCAGTCACGGAATGACTAACGAAATGGCTTTGAAAGTAATGACGACAAAGCAGCTGGCCGCTTTCTACACAAAATATTTCTTTTGCATAGATTACGACCCACAGACTGACGAGTTCGAAATGGTTCGCGATTGTCCGTTGAAAGACTTGTGTGTCGAGCTCGATCAAAACGCGCCTGAAGGCACGGTCATTGAATGCGAGGACGTCATTGCGCACTGGTTAAAGACGCAGTATTCTGAGGCGTCCGAATTAAATATCGATAAATAAACAAATGGAGGATAAAGAAAATGACAATTGATTTAGTTGATTCTATCGACGAGAAAATTAACCTTTTTAACGAAACGTATGACACGGACATTGTTGCCGTATTTCCGGACAGAAAAGAGATATATGTCCGAGACATGGGCGAGTTCCTGAAATCTTTCTTTGCAGAATGGGACGACGACGTGTTTGTTGACACAGACCACAACATGCGTCGGGTCAATGACTCGCCGCTGTCTAAAGGCACGCCGTATCAAGTATTCTTGCAAGACGAATACACCGGTTATACGATTATCGGCGAGTATGAGCTTGCGAGCGACGCGAAAGAAGCGATTGAAGCGTGCATTAAACGCCAGTACAACATAAGAGTAGCAATGAACTTCGAAGTAAGCGTAACGGTCACAGCGTCAAGTCTCTCGGAAGCTGAGGACGCCGCATACAACTTCTGTTGCGACTCAATGAACCTTGAAAACCGTTACACGTTCGACGACAACATTGACGAATGGGACATTGACGGTTCGAACATCGAAATCATTGATTCCGAGCTTGCATAGGAGGTACCCCATGAAACGTAAACCGAAGAAACACGTCGTTGTGTCAGATATGTACGATACCATCTATAGCGACGTCGTGATGGAAGACCTGAAAGAATTCTACCCCGACGCGTCAGATGAATTGCTTGACGAACTTGCGTCAGACCTGTATTTCGACAACCGTCGATTGCTTATGAACACGTTCGCTGATACGATCTTCCCGACCGACGTGATTTGTATTGCGGACCTCGGACTGTGGAACGGCAGGTATCAAGCATATCGTGTGTACGACGCCCCGACGCTCGACGAACTATTCACGTCTGGTCAAGACATCGACGAAGCGGAATGGTACATCGACGAGTACAACGACCTCTGCTGCAACGCATACCACCACGACGGAGAGAATCATCTTTTGTATCGTCAAATCAGAAGCGAGATGGGCCACAAGGCGCGTGAGAACTTGTACAGCAAAATACTATCCAACACGTTGACGCGCAAGGACATCAACCATTACACATTGCCCATCGGGCAAATCGTGCTGAACGCCGAACACCGAACACCGACACTACGAATAAACCGCTATGAAGAAAGAACCTGAACTTAAAAACCCGCCACAGAACTACAACAGAAAAGAGGTATTCGAAGCAGCGCGCATTACGCGAGACGACTTCATACGCTATACTTATGCTTATCGGCTACAAGCTGACCCGCAACATGCAACGGCCGCCAACATCAGCAGCTACTTGCGAGAAATCTGCCCTGAGTTTGCCGTATCAACGAATTACGTCAATATGATTATACGGTCAAGACCGCTCGTCACACCGCTCAACAAACAAGAACTCGCTGAACGCTGCGAACTGTATTCTGTACGACTGAGGGCAGCCGCGTCCGCTCTGAAAGCTGCGCTCAACTTGGAGGAATAAGAATGCAAACATGGAAAATTACGCTTGATTCACCAACCGACTTAGATCGCGAGAAGGACATACAGACATTGCACGTTATGTGTGCGAATCGAACTGTCCATTGGGACTTCGACATTACGAACGACGAGATTGTCTTTCTGACCGGCGATGCCACTGCGCTTGAAACGATATTACCTGCGCTCAGCGGTAAAGCCACGCGCGAGATACTCGATGCGGAGGTCCTGACGTTCTCGCGAAGCGAGCGAGATAAACTGCTCTGCGAACAATACCTCTATTCATCGACAGTCCCGACTGTTCAGGACCTTGCCGATACGTTCGGTATCACGACAGCACTCGCGTATGAGATATTGCGCAAGAACCACATACCGCTTCGTACAAAGCGCGACAAACGCCGTGAAGATATTGAAGCGGCTCTGCCCCGCGTGCAGAACGACACGGTCAAGAACATTCTGCTCGATTATCTCGACGGACTTAACTACAAGGAACTCGCGGAAAAATATCACAAATCGCAGTCGTATATAGTAAAGATAACCGCGCTCGACAATATGTCTATCATACCCGAAGACATATACAACTCGCTTGCTGAGCTATGGGAATCGTCGTTCTACGACCTCAACTACTGTGCCGACGTGCTCAACCTCGAGGTATCTGACGTGAAGAAATATCTCAGAGAACTCGGGTATAACATCACTACCGCATATATTGCCGACGCACTGCGCAATGAGTGCAACCTGATGCGCAAGACCATCACCGAGCAGACCACCGAGATATTGAACCTGAAGGCAGAACTTAGGAAATGAACGCAATACTCGAAGCCATACGGAATAGCGGACCATGGGCGCCGATCGTCTTCACGATATTCCAGTTCTTGCAGGTAACGTTCATACCGATAAGTTCGACGCCTGTAACAGTACTCGGAGCTCTGCTGTTCCCGTGGTGGGAGTGCTTGATATTGACCCTAATCGGCCAGTTCGCAGGGTCGCTGCTTGCGTTCTACTTAGCGAGACGCTTCGGCTTGAAGTTCGTACTCAAACTCATCAAACGAGAACAGTACGACAAGATTACTGCTCGCCTGCACGGACGAGAGGTATCGACACTCGTGTTTATGTTTTTGTTCCCCGTGTTTCCAGATGACTTGCTATGTTTAGTCGCTGGACTCACACCGATGAAAACCAAGACGTTCGTCATTGTACAAATCATAAGCCGTACGCTCACCACGCTCTGGACTATATTCGGAACGGCGGTGATCGTATACCTCGGGTCTCTGCAATGGGCGTTCTATATCTGGCTGCTTATCGGAGCATTGCTCGGTGCAATAATAACGATAGGCTGCGTGTATCAAGAAAAGATTTCGACGGCGCTGCTCAATGCGTGGCGCCAACATAAGGAAAATAAAATATACTTAACGTACCGCCCAACGAGCGACGAGCGACGGGCGAGGCGTAACAGGAGGAAGTAATGTTAAGACCTTGCTACTTAAATCAGAAACAAGAAGAGATGTTTCACAGATATTGCAACAGCTGCGCAACATCACTGCACGACGTATACCAATCGTGGTCCGATAAAAAGGAAGAAGCGTACAAATATTGCTTGCGCGATATGAAAGAACACGGCGGACAAGATATGCGTATCACCGGGGCGAATGGCTTCGCATTCTCGTGTGCATACCGTATCATACGTGATGATGGGGCGTACCTCGTGTATCATACGCGTACGAAACGTTTCGAATTCAAGTATATGGAGGAACGGGAATGACGAAGATAAAAGTCGAGCTTGAAGTCCCAGACGAATACTGTGACAAACCCGGCAATGTCTGTCCAATGTGTGTAGACGACGGAGTCGCAGCGTATTGTGTCGCATTCAACTATGCACTGGAAGAAGAAGATTTTCACTGCAAACGCCTGAGAGCGTGCAAGAAAGCGGAGGTGAAAGAAGATGTATAAAATAACTTTTGAATATTTAGACGATTTGTCGAAAGGAGAATGGAGAGAACAAACTTGTGTTGTTTCGTCTATTGAAAAGTGTAAAGAAATCTACGGACTTGGTGTAGATTGTGAATATCGAATTTTGTCTATTGAAGAAGTTTGAGAGGTGTAAAGAATGAGAGACATTCTATTCAGAGGCAAACGAGTAAATTACAACGACTGAGAGCGTGCAAGAAAGCGGAGGTGAAAGAATGAAAAAGACAACGATAACGCATCAAGACCTTTTGAAAAAATGGGTTAAAAGGTTGCATTTACAAGATTGGAAAATTATTTTGAAAGACAACATAACGCCCGAAGAGTTTACCATTGAGGGGAATTGCGGTGAATGTGATTGGCAGGAAGTCAACAAAACTGCGGTTATTCGTATTCTTAACCCTATTTACTACGGAGAAAGAGTTATACCATTTAACTTTGAAAAAACATTGGTACACGAATTGTTACATATCAAGTTTTGTTTTTTATGGGGAAGCGGAAACGATTTACAAGATAGGATAACACATCAACTAATTAACGATTTAGCAAAGTCTTTGGTGGAGGTAGAAGAATGAAAGAAATACTTTATAGAGGCAAACGAGTAAATTACAACGACTGGGCATATGGAAACCGCATAAACGACGACGTTATAAATCGTGATTGCTATTTGGGACCTTATGCTGTTCTCCCTGAAACAATAGGACAATTTACAGGCATATGCGATAAGAACGGCGAAAAGATTTTCGAGGGCGATATCGTTGAAAGTCCGCACGGAACGCGGGGCGTTGTCGAATGGCATCGCGCAACGTGTGCGTTTTTAGTCAATACCGGCGACGATTGGCAAACAATGGACGAGTGCCCTTATGAAGTAATCGGCAACATATACGACAATACGGAGGAATAATCATGAAGAAAACAACTATTTTTGTAACAACTATTATACTCGCGCTTGCGTGCATTTTCCTTGCAGGTTGTACGAAACCTGACAATACACCTAAAACACCTGCATATTCGGTGAAAGCAACGACCGTTACAGAGTTCAACAATGCAAAAGCAGCGGACTTCAACGACGGTTATCATACCGAGGATAACTTCATTGTTGTATTGTTGACTACAGCAAACGTCGCGACTATGCCGATTTTAGACAAAGATACTAACGCGTTTAATTTTATGTTGCTTAGGTCTAACGGAAGTGAGCTACTCGAAATGATACGTCCGATAGAATCGTTATGTTCTGTCAAAGAAAACTATTATACGGTGTACACGCTTGTGTTCCATTCGAATTATAAACTTACCGATTGTACGTTCGACCTGAGCATTGCACTCGGTGACGGCGAATACAAAATCTTATCAGTGAGGTAATCACTATGCCAACCAGAAACGAAAAAATCGAATTTATCAGAGACGTATTGCGTCAAGCACGCGTACGTGAATGCATCGGCAAAGTGTGTGAAGAATGCAAATTCTACGCCTCACCGAACTGTCTTGAAACGTGCTATGCAACGGAGCTTGTGGATATGGGTATCGTTCAAATTCCGGCAGAGAAACAGAACACTCCGGAAACCAAGACGATCGACTTGTCTAAGACCCAAGAGTTTGCGTCCGTTTCCCCGGCGGTATTTGCGAACATATCCGACGCGCACTTTTCGGCTATCATTGCAACATTGACAGAATCTATCGAGTCGTATGTCAATCTGCGTTTGGACACGTACGTGAACACTCTTAAGAAACACTCACAAACGTTCCTTATAGGCGAAGGCGACGGGCAATACCACAACGAACAATATGTTCCGGTCGCAACAATTGACCACATATTCACGCTGCTTTCAAGTCCTGAAAGGGAATAGGAGGTATCGTATGATTATTGATTTGATTCTTGATCGAAAATACAACGAAGAAGCGACCGGCAAAGACGCGTACGACCCATATGAATTCTACCGCGAAGTAATGTCGTACGAAAGCATTTTCGAACTGCCGCGCGATATCTCGTCGGCCCTCGACTACGGCACTGAAGACGACGTACGTAATGCGTTGTGTAAGTATATCGACGACCAGCAATACAACCCCAACATCAAGAACTACGTCAATTCAAAAACGTGGCTCGAACCTATAAAATAAAGCTAAAAAATAAAATTGTATTAAAAAATAATATCCTGTACCAGAGGTAAATATTATGAAGTATTTTTACACATTTGTAACAGAAACACTCACCCGCCCTGTAGTGGTAAAAGCGGAAAACCAAGAAGAAGCCGAACAGAAAGTCATCGACGCGTATTACAACGGAAAGTTTGTACTTGATGCAGCTGACTTTGTGGACGTCAATTTCGAAACCAGAGAAGGCGACCTCGCTGAACGTCTCTCTCCGGCAGACCAACTGAACCTGACGTACGTCGAATAAGGAGGCAAGTATGTCAACGGAAGCACTTTCTTTCCAAGACAAATACCGCACACTTCTTTGTGTGAAGTATGTTCGCGCTGAGTTGGCAATCAGGCGTCTTGACACGGAAATGGCGTATCAAAAGCTCGATCACTACGACGCTGAAACTGAGCATAAGCTCGAAGACCTAAATGGCAGTATTGCATATTACGACGAGTTAATCAAAAAACTCGACAACATTCTGTAAGGAGGTAAGTATGACCATTTGTTATAGATGTTATCTCGAATTGTTATCGCGTGGTGAACAGGTATTCACAGCGAAAGATTACGTACACGACGAAGACGGTGTACAATGTGATATGTGCGGAGAAACCATCGAAGAAGGGGACGAAATCTACGATGTCTACGAATGAGCAACCCTCCGTCGATATCGAGAAACTCTGTACTGAGAACATTCCGCTTGTGTACTACGTGTACTGGCATAAGTTCAACAAGTACCAAGATATCAAAGAACGGTTTTACGATGAACTGATATCTGCCGGCTTCTTAGGACTTCTGCAAGCGGCGAGACGATATGACCCGTCCACAGGGTATAAATTCTCAACGTTTGCAGCCGCGTCCATCGAGCGTCGTATGTATACCGAAGCGCGAAGAATCTTCAGGTGGTATTACCGTTCACCGACGGTATGCCTTGACGATAAACGTAACACCCCAGATAAGAATTCCGATTCGATCGCCGCTGCGGACCAGCGTATGATTGTCAATTACGTTCTTGCCAAAGCGAAAGAGAAACTGTACCCCAAACATTGGGATATCCTGTGCGATTACTTGTGTGGCGTCACGGCCCAAGAACTGGCTGAGAAGTACCAGTGCAAGTCGATCGGACAAACACTCACAAACATTTTTGCAAAGATTCGCAAAATAAGCGAAGAAATTTATAAAAAGGAGACAAAAGAATGAACACAGTCGATTTTGAAGCAACCAAACCCGAAACCTTTGTAGGTAAAACCCTTCCGGAGCTCGTAGACGCTCTGTATCCGAACATCGAACTCAACGTCATTGCCCCATACAAGGGCGTAGACGTGATGGCAGACCTTTCAAAAAGCGCCAAGAAATGGCCTGAAATCGCCACGCTGCCCATTGCGATAGTTAGCGTTGTACCCCGTGAAACGTACAAAGACCCGGAAGTCAGCAACAACTTCGTCAAATACGACGTCATTGTTACGTTTGACGATGCTAAAAAATAAAATTGTATTAAAAAACAATACCCCGTGCCAGAGGCAAATATGATTGACGATAAACCTGTAGTCGTTACAGACCCGAACAAAATAAAAGAAATTAAAGAGGCGTTATCGTCGAGCAACATATATGGCTTTGACATCTCACCGGCCCTTCCGTCGCCACTTCCAGAGAACGCGGCGGAAATGTGGTTCGGACACAACCAAGACAAAAATATGTTTACCAACAAGGAGGTTAATATGGTAACATTGAAAATTGTAGCAACTGAAAAACGTGCGTACGCGCAGAAAGAGAACGACGAAAACATTATCGTCTGCCCCATCGTTAAAGAAAGCAGCGGTAAATATTCCGTGAACATCAAGAAACTCGGCTTCGGTAAATCGTTCGTCAACATCGGCGACCTTGAAGACAAAGTCGTGACTCTCGAAGAGAACTCTCTCGTTGCCGGCAGAAGCGCAGGGCGTAAACGTAAAGCTCCCAGCGTAGTCGTCCCCGAAGGATATGAAAAATTCCTGTCCGCAGACGAACTCACTATCTTCAATACTCTCGTCGAAGCAATCAACGCCGGCTTCATCGAGGCAATCGAAACGGCGAAAGCGGCGAACAAACCCAAGAGCGAACTTGGCAAAATCGCTGAAGACGTAGCAAACGCAATGGCGGAATAATATGGTCCCGAGATATTTTGCACACAAGATTGTTGCGGAATGTCTACGGGGAATATATCCATTGCAGCAGGTCAACGAGATTATGTCGGCAATGCCCTTGCCTACGTATGAACAGACCAATGGAGCATTCGTCCGCGAGTTAGTTGCGTTCGTGAACTCTGACAACCGTTATAAGTTGTGCATTGTGAATCGTCGCAACTGCCGCTGGGCAATGTTTATTCTCACTCCGTATGGAACCGTCCGCACTGAACAGCTTACGTACGCCTTTGGTATTCCTTATGAGGAAACGTATGACTCTGCCATCGCCAATAGTATGGACGACCTGGCGGATATCTTAGAGGAAGTCGGCTTTAACTCAACAGTTATTGCTGAAGCGTTTATCGACGCCGATGACCTCTGTATATGACGACTATGCCTGAAATGACCGATTTAATCGCACAACTCATCGAAATCAACGACGAATGTGCGCAAGTATCACAACAGCTTGAGTCGCTCAAAGCCCGTCGAACTTCGCTCAAGAACTTGATAATCTCACAACTGAACGAGAACGGTCTGACCGCCGCGTCTGCTCACGGCAAGACAGCGAAAGTTGTTACCAAGTATTCGTACTCAGTTATCGATCCGGAGAAGTTCAACGAACTCGACTCGAAGTATCACACCGCCGCGTTATACGGCATCAATTCAAAGAAGCTCAACGCGTTCTGTTCTGACCTGAAAGAAATATACGGCGAAATTCCTGCCGATTTGTTAAGCACGCTTTCAGGTTTCGAATACAACGACATCAGTTTTACCAAATCTAAATAGGAGACACTTATGGAAAAAGAAGTCGAAAACAAAATTGTTCCTACCGTTCCCGCCGATAACGCTCTCGGCCCTGTCGCACAAAGCCCCGAAGAATATCTCAGCGAAGTATTCGCAGACGCTGACGGGCTGCAACTCGAATTTATGAAAATCAATACCCCGACAGCTGGCGGTACGATTTTCGAAATCGAAGACCCCACTACTGGGACCACCGCCCCGATGAAAACGCTTGACTGCGTTATCTTGAAGAGCTTCCCGTCGAACGTTATGTATCTTGACGATTACGACGGAAACGCTGTTCCGCCCGATTGTTCGTCGAACGACGGTGTCATAGGCGTCGACAAAGATGGCAACGAACACGAGTGCGCGAAATGCACTTACAACCAATTCGGCAGCGGCAAGAACGGAGGCAAAGCTTGCAAAAACCGTCGTCTGCTCTACGTATTGCTTGACGGCGAACAAATTCCCCGAGTCATCAACTTACCTTCAACGAGCTTATCCAACCTCGCGAAGTTCCAGACACAAGTTCTTATGGCAAGGAAACGTTTGCGCGATTACCGCGTGCTCATTTCGCTGACCAAAGCGACGAGCAAAACGAACATTCCTTATTCGAACTATGTCTTCGCAACCGCAGGTCTCTTGGAAAACCCTGAAGACATCGCTCGCGTCAATGACGCAATGGCTTTACTTGCGGCGCTCGGTAAATGATTACCGACGAGCAAATGTCGTCGATGGTTCAACGTGGGGTACGAGATATGGAGTATACTTTTTCTCGTGCCCATTACCGCGTTGACATTGAGAGTCTTGCGTGGGACGCAATATTCGATCTGATACAGAAAGAAGAACAGTTCCAAACGTATTCTTTGTTTCGTTTGATATTGTATCGTAAAATCTTACGAGAACTCACAAAGCATCGCAACATATTTGTTGCCGATATTCCTGACTCACAGAACAGTTGTTCTGATTTTACTGACGAGATTTGCATTACAGACCTTGACGTGTCTACCCTTACCGATGACGAAAAGCTTTTCGTTGAATGGCTTATTTACGACTCGCTTACCAAGACGGACATCGCAGAACTTACTGGAATGTCACTGTCCACTGTTCACAGAACATACCGTCGTATAATTACTAAGCTAAAGGAGAGAAACGTATGAACGAATTAACAAAAGGACACCCGACTGATGCTGGCATTGATATCGCTCTTGAAAAAGACGTACACATTCCCGCGCACTCGGGCGTAACAATAGAGCTTTCAGTTGCGAATCTAGATTTGCCCGCGTTCACTGCTGGCTTTATCTTCATTCGCAGCAAATGGGCTCATCTACCAATCTTGATACAAAACCCGCCGATCGACGCGCATTACACCGGGCCGCTTCACGTCTGGGTACACAACTTCTCAGACGAAGATATCGTGCTTTTCGGTGGCACCGCGTACTTCCAGCTGGTTGTATTCAAGATTATTCACCCCGCACTGCCTAACGTTGAGATTAAAGATTATCGTCCGCGTGCAGCTGAGCGGGACACAACGAGGTAAACTATATGATAGCGTATGAACGCATCAATCAATACTCTACCGCAACGGAGTTATGGGAAAACTTGTACTGTCGGTTATCGAGTCCGTATATGCCGAAGTACCCTTGCCGTAAGAATATGGGCGGTGACGAAACGGCGTTTCTTATCGCTCATCACTCTGTCCTGACTGATACGAGATATCCGCTTGTATTGTCGGAAACAAGAGCAATGTCGCTCCGTTACCTTGTTGCCGAGCTTCGTTGGTATATCAAAGGCGAAGACACGTGGGAATCGTTCGAGACAAACGCTGGAAAGAACATCTGGAAATCGTTGTCAGATGACGGCGTCCACGTCAACAGCAACTACGGTCACAAAGTACAATACGCTTACGGTTTCAACCAACTGGAATATTGTATCAACCTACTCAAAGAGGACCAATTCACTCGTCAAGCAGTGATTCATATCAAGCCGCCGCTGAAGCCAGAGACTCCGTCCAAAGACACTTGTTGCACTGTTATGCTGCAGTTCGCATTCAATGATTTGACTGACGGTCTTGACGCGATAGTCTATATGCGCAGCTCTGATATATGGAAAGGCATTGTATATGACTTGCCGTTCTTCACGTTATTACATCAAGTCTGTGCTGCGAACGCTGGGCTCGACTACGGCGAACTTCATTTCATTGCTGGAAACGTGCACTTGTACACGGGCGACGTGAAAGAGTTTATCGAATCACCGCTGAGTACACGAATCTCTTGCCGCGAGGAACGCTTCTATCCGGTCAAAGCTCTCGACCCGATCGACTGGAATCAGCTATTACCGATTCTGACGACAGCACCGACAGTGAACGACGCGATCGATCAGCTTTGTGAAGTGAACAACCAATTCAAGCTCTTAAAGACAATGTCGGAGGTAAAGAATGCCAAATAACATCTGGCTCGATGGAGCTAACGGAACAGGCAAAACAACTCTTGCAAACGAGCTCGTCAATTATGGTTTTAAGTACTATCACAATGGTAGACCCATAATCAAGCGCGGCTGGTACATTGTCTTGAAGTACGTCATTTTCGAACTCACCCATAAGAACGCGGTTGTCGACCGTTGCTTCGTGTCTGAGTGGGTCCACGGGAATTACGAACGTAAACGCTCTTCGTTAAGTATCAAGCAATGTATCTTTCTCGAAAAATTCATATCCCGATTCGGCTCTGGGCTGACGATATTCGTCCCTGAAGACGTAGAGTCAACGGCTGATCGAATTGCAAAGCGTGAAGAGGAACACCCTCTCTCACCTGACAAGGATATGCTCAATGAAATCATTACAGTATACGAAGCGTATAGCGTTTGTAGCGGACACCCGTTGTGCCGCGTGAAATATGCATCGGACGTTCTCAAAGTCCACATTGCAGAAAACTTATAAGGAGACAGTATGATAATCATTTTTGATGCCCCAACATACGAGCTGGTTAGCTCAAAGCACGATAGCATTTTCAAAGACATTCCAGTGTCATTTACTACTGAGGAAAGACTCGTTGACGGAACAGTTACCGTCGTTCCAGCATTCACAGAATCTCTGTTAAAGAAAGTCAAAGAACGCGACCCGTCGGGTTATTGTATTTACGTCTTCGCGTGCTCTCGTAACAAGCGCAAGTTCAAACAATACGATAAGTGGTTTTTGAAATACGGCACAAGCGCGTCGTTGCTCAATGCTTCTAAAATGCCTGACAGTGAGGCAGCTGACGAAATCGCGTTGCACCTGTATATGGTTATCAGCGCCTTATCGGCAGTGTTGAACTTGAATGCCACCTCGGAGGAAGACGATGTCGACAGCGGGTCCGGAGAAACAACTCGAGAATCTCATTAAGACCGAACTTATACGGCGCAGGGCGTGGTTTGTTAAGATAGCAGCATCGCCCGAAATGCCTCGTGGAATACCCGACATACTCGCGTGTTATCACGGACATTTCATCGGCATCGAAGTCAAGCGCCCCGGCCGTAAGAACGGTTTATCGGAACATCAGAAAATACAACTAGCGAACATCACGAAAGCGGGTGGAATAGCGTTAGTTGTAAACGATTTTGATAAGTTTATTGTAGGACTGAATAGTTTGGAGAATAACTTAAATGATACTAACAGATAATTCTGGACGTCAGTACGATTTATTCGACTATCAAATCTCTGGCGTCGATTTACTTTTATCACACCCACGATACATTCTCTATTGGGACTGCGGCGTAGGCAAGACACTTGCTCTAATCGCTGCTCTCAACCAATTGAAACGCGGTAAAGTTCTCATTGCTTCCCCGAAGTCAGTGCGCTTCGATATGTGGGAAAAGCTCGGTATTCCTATTAATCACGACGTGACGTATCTGCACTACGATATGTTCCCTCGTATCGCAAATCTCCCTACGTTCGACTATATCATCTTCGACGAGTGCCACAAAATCAAAGGTTGTAACACTCAGACTGCGCGCATTGCTGCGAAGCTGTCTAAGAAAGCGAAAGTCGTATGGGGAGCGTCAGCAACGATCGCTGCTAACTCGTACATCGACACATTCCGTATTCTGCGTAATATGGGTGTTGCTGAGTTCCAGTACCCTGACTCAGCGTTCATTGGGCGTTATTACAATACGTATTCATTCCCAGTTGCAACGCGTTATGGGACTAAGAACATCAGCAAGCCGACGACGGTCAGATTACAATTTGCCGACGAGCTTAGTTCGACGTTCGCTCAATACTGTGACAGTATCAATCTGGACGACGTTCACAAGTTACCAGAGCGTCACGAAGATGTGATTTATGTCGACGGTATGGCAACGCCTGAGTATTCCGCGATTGAAGCAGGTATCATCGCCCTGAATGACGACGATATCTCTATTGTCGCGAAACTCGAAGCGTGCGCAAAAGCAAGACAAGCTGCAGGCGGTTTCATTTATTACAACGATATTGATACTGGGAAACAGCTTGTTAAGAACTTGTGCCCTGATAAAAACCCGAAAATCGAAGCAATGCGGAAATACATTCGCGAGCACAACGATGAGAACATCATTATTGCCTATTCGTTTATTTACGAAAAGGAAATGCTTGAACGAATGCTTGCCGAAGAAAACCGAACTGTAACAGACGAAGTGTCTATGCTGCCGTATGCAAATACGTTCTTACGACAGATAAGCCGCGGCGAAGGACTGAACCTTCAAACGTGGGCGCGGCGAATGGTGATGTATTCGTACGATTACAGCTACATTGAATGGACCCAAATGCAAGGACGTATCTATCGCGTTGGACAGACCAAGGAAACGTACTTCACGTCGTTGATTTCACGAGGAACGATCGACGAGAAAGTGTACCACGCTGTTCAAACGAAACAGACGATTGACGAGTACTTGCGGTCGGTGACACGTCATTAGGAGGTATAGAATGACTGAATTTGAAAGATTCAATACTATATTTCCTAACTCAGTTTACCGTCTGATTAAAGCGGGTGACAAGACACCGGAGGGCATTCAGAAGTACCCCTACAAAACGTTGTACGTCGGGCCAAATCAACGAGTCGGCTGGATAGTGTCCGAAGGACATTGTGTTGTCGACTGTGACGATACGACTACTGCGAACGCGGTCAGAAAATATGTTGAGTTGAACGACATTCATTGTTGTTACTTCAAAACATCTCGCGGAATGCACTTTATCTTTCGGTTGCCTGCGGAAGTGCGTATCGCTCGGACAATCACTAACTCATCGCACGTCGTTACGATGTCGTCTTTGGAAGTCGACTATCGCGTCGATGGGCGTGGATATATCGTCTTGCCGCTCAATGACCCTGACCGTGAGTGGACTCATCTCGACGAACAAGTCGATTACTTGCCGATTCCGTTGTACCCTTTCGGTCAAGCAGGGTCGATCAATCTCGACGATGTCAACCTTATGGGTCTAGGCGAAGGCGACGGCCGGAACGATGCCTTGTTCAGATGGATAAACCGTATCAAGAGCAAGATGAACGACGTGAACTCATTGTCCGCTATCGGGCAAATGATAAACGAGTGTCTGTTCGCGAAGCCGTTATCGAACGCTGAACTTAACTCGACGGTATTGCGTGAATCGAATCTCACCGCGCCAAACGCCGGCGCCAAACGTAAGACTCTTGCCGAGCAAGAAGTGGACGTTGCGCGTCAAATGCTGCTTGATAAACAGTTTTACAGCGATGAGAAACGACTGTACGTGTTCGACGGACGTTATTACAAGCCTATCGCAGACCGTTTCATTGAACGTGAAATCTCTGTCGAGTATGCTCCGCAATTCCGTTCAACGAGCCGTGAAGAAGTGTACAAACACCTTCTGACCAAAGCGCCACTTGTCGAAGACGAAATGAACGACGCTTGGCACTTCATATCTTTCAACAACTGTGTACTCGATATTAAGACTGGGGAAACGTTCCCGCACTCTCAACAGCTTTTTGTGTCGACACACATAAACCACAACTATATCGAAAACGCTCCACCTACCGCGATTATGAACGCGTTCTTGGATATGTGCTCGAACAACGACGTTCAAAAACGAGCGATTATACTCGAAATGATCGGCGATTGCTTGCTTAAAAGAGCATTGTTCCAAAAGATGTATCTTATCTACGGCGAAGGCGGAACGGGCAAATCGACGTTGTTGCGTATCATTACGTCACTCGTCGGTGAAGAGAACGCGTCATTCTTGTCGCTGCAGGACCTTGAAAATACGTTTTATCCGTGGGAGCTTGTAGGTAAGCTCGTCAATATCGGCGACGATATCCCGTTTGGTAAAATCAACGACTCGTCTCTTATCAAGAAACTTGTATCAGGCGAGCGTATGATGATACAACGTAAGTTCGGTCACCCGTCATCGTTTTCGAACTACGCAACAATGATTTTCACTACGAACAAACTCCCGAACACTGCTGACCGTACGTCGGGCTTTATGCGTCGTTTAGTGCTCATCGATATGAATACTAAGATACAAAAGCCGACGACCTTCTTCTGTGACAAGCTGAGTGAAGCCGACTTCGAGTATTTGATTTACCTTGCAGCGTCGGCAATACGTGCCGCTCTTGAACGCGGAGAACTCACTCGCTCGTTTGTGGTTGACAATAACTTGCAAGCTTACCAGCGTATGCAATCGGCTTTGTCCGAATATATCGACGACGAGAATATCACTCGCGACTCGCTTATTGGCCGAGACGTTGGCTCTGTCTTCGCGGAATACGCGTTGTATTGTCAGCTTAACGGTATGCGTCCGATAGGAAAACATAGTTTCGTATCCGAGTTGTGTTCACTGCTCTTCATCACTAGCGCCAAATTACCCGATGACGCTGGACAGAATATTGTACTGAGGTTTACTTATGTCGACAACAAAACTAATTAACATCATCTTCGACTTCGAAGTTTTTCCCAACTGGTGGTGCTGCTGCACTCGTCGTGTTGATACGCCTGACAAAATCAGCGTTATCACGTCCGACGACCCTGCAGCGGTACGCAACCTGCGTCTCTTAATTGCAAACTGCCGTCTTATCGGCTTCAATATCCGCTCATACGACTTGTACATTCTATACGCAATCGTGAGCGGTTGTACTCCCTCAGAAGTGTACGAAGTGTCTGATAACATCATTCACAACGTCTCGACACAGTGGACGTCGCACTTCGGGCATTACCGTTGGAACTGGATTGACTTGTACAGCGACTGGAAATTCGGCTCATTAAAAATGTATGAAGCGAATCAAGGTATGTCGATCGTCGAGTCAAGCGTTCCGTTCGGTAAAGAAAATCTCAGTCCGCGTGACAAGATGGAAATCATCGAGTATTGCCACGCCGACACAAATGCAGCATTACAACTGTTCCACGACCGCGAGGGGTATTTCTCAATACACGAATACGTCTCGGAACACTACAACATTCCTCTTCAGAAAGCGTATCAGCGCACAATGCAAGGACTCACAGCAGAAGCGACCGGCGTACAGAAAACGCCGTGCACTGCTGCAGAGGACAAACGTTCCTCGATCTACGTTCTTGATTACATCAAGGAAATGCTTGACGGCGTTGACCCGTTTGCATTCCTGTTGGAAGACCAGAACGAAGTACGTACGTTTGTGTATGACGGCGACGTGTACAAGCTCGGCGTTGGCGGCGTGCATAGCGACTTCGAGCAACCGATTATCGTCAAGAGTAACGAAAACGGTAAAATCTTCTCGATTGACGTTACGCAGTACTATCCGAATATGCTTATGAACTTTGACCTTATGCCGCGTGGTATGGACGAAGCCGGCAAGAAAATATTCGGTGATATGATAAAAGCTGTCCGTGACTTAAAGGTCAAGGTTGCTGAGTACGAAGCTGCTGGCAATTTCGAATCGGCCAAACAAGCGAAGTCACTGCGCGATAAGTACAAAGTCCTCATCAACGCTGTATCTGGAGCAATGCGTAACAAGTACTCGAAATTCTATGACCCGTCGCGTATCATAACGATGTGCGCTGTCGGTGAGTTTCTCTTGATTGCAGTTGTCAACGACTTGAAGAAGCAATTCCCGGGCACTGAAGTACTTCAGACAAATACTGATGGCGCGTTCTTATACGTACCTAACTGGGAAGGCTTTGAGGAAGCGGTCGAGAAAATCAACAAACGCATCGGCTTCACATTTGAGGTCGACGCTGGCAAAATGCTTGTTCAGAACAACGTCAATAACTATATCTTCGTTAAAGACAACGGACAAGCGAAGAGCAAAGGTTCGTGGGTATATCCGAAGCGTGATAGGTTAAAACCCGCGTCATATGCTATATCTCATATTGCAGCGTTCAAGCTCTTGCTTGACGGTACGCCGATCGAAGAAACGGTCCGTAATTGTACCGATATAATGGACTTTGCTATGTGCGTCAAGAGCGGCAGCACGTTCGAGCGGACGATATACAAGACCGACAAACAAGAATTCGAAGTCAACAACACGAATCGATTTGTTGTATCACGCCGCGGCATCGGTACACTGTACAAAATTAAAGACGGCTCCGCGCACCGTTTCCCAGATTGCCCGGACAATATAATCTTGGTCAACGGCGATATTTCTGAGTATAATCTCAAGGACTTAGATATCGATTACGACTTCTATATCCGATACGCCCACGAGCTCATTCCGAACTTCATCTGTCTCCACTAAATATAAATACCCCCGACGTAATGTCGAGGGTATTTTTTTTTATTTCGTAAATTTCGTTAGCAGCTTTCCGCTTTTCCTGAACTTGATTTTATCCGGTCCGAATATCGCGACCAATTCTTGATACTCGTTCGCATCTGACGTAGTGTACGTATTTCCTTTATTCAACCAATATTCAATCTTAGCATACTTACTTGCTTTACTGTAAACCCATTCCAGCATATCTTTTCTGTCACGCTTTCCTGTGGCTTTCTTTGTTTCTTTCGACAACTCGTCGGGAGCGTCCAAGTATTCTTTACTCGAAACCATCTTATTGCCTAACGACCTGACGTATGCCCCACGTCTCTGTTCGTACTGTTCTTTGTCCTTACCAGTGAGGACGATCACGTCGTCGTTGTATTGTAACCTGCCACTCGGTCCAGTGGTCGTCGTGCCAAGTCGTATCGCTTCGAGTTCGAGGTAATTCGTACTTTCCTTGATGATTCTCGTAGGCAACACAATCTGCATTAAGTTCAACCAACGATGTGTTCCATCGTCATTGACATACTCACCGGTGTATGGGTCGACTTTGTTCGGTACGAGGTACGTAAACCCAGGAAGCGCTGCAGCAAGGCGGTAATACCACTTTGACCCTGTTTTCTTCAGGCTCGGATCGATAACACGCGCGATGCTCTTGAACAACGCCGGAACGTACTGTAACAGATACGTACCCCACGCACTCGCAACGACGTCACCTACGTTATCGTTGTATCGCAAGATATCGTCGAATGTTCCAAGCAATGTCAGGTTGCTCAACACGTCTGCGAACGTGTCCCAGGTCTTGTCGTTCATTTTCGTCTTGCTCGTGATTGACGCGCCAAGGAGCAACGCGCTGATACCCGGCGACAACAAGTCGATAGTGATTGCGTAATCACCTACACGAACGACGAGGTTGCCGTAAGTATCTTCGTCCCAGTCAAGCACTCCACTCAGACCAGCAGCAATGCCCATTGCGAACAGAACAGTGCCTATCGTCGCTGAGGAAATATCTCGGCCGATGATGTTCGCGAACTGCGGAACGATATCGTATAACTGACTTCCACGTTGACGTGCTTTGTCAGCGTCACCGCCGCGCATTACTTTCTTCTGGATAAGAGCTTCGTACGTCTTGCCGGTGATCGGGTCGACACGCGTTTCGACTGTCTCAATGAACAACGTTTGCGTCTGGTATTTATACGCTGCCGCGTCGGCAAGGACTTTCACCCAGTTGAACGGTGAGAATCGAATCAAGAACGACGTGATATTCGCAGTGACCTTCGCGAACGGTAAGAATGACGTGAACAGCAATCCGAGGACCGGGAATTCGTAGGACATCTTAGCGTACCACTTCGTGAAGTTGTTCGACTTACGGAGGTACAGTTGCTGTGCGTCATCGAGCGCCATGTTGAGTAACATCTCGAAGTCCTCTTTAGTGATATCTTTAAGAGGTTTATTCAGCGATTCAAGGTACTGTGCGAGACGTATCTGTATCTCGCGGCCGAGGAATATAGCGTCGCCTTTGCTCAACATATCGAACGTGAACGTGTACCACTTCTGCAATGCTTTGTTCACGACGTCGTCGCCGAAGAACGGGTAAGCGTTCGTGATATTCTCAATAATGTTGTTGCTCGTCGGGTTGAACTTGCTGCCGCTCAGTATTGCTTCAAGACGTCCATTGTTGATAAGCTTCTGATCGATATACGCTCTGATGTCAGACGGAATATCTTTGAACTTATGACGTTTCGCAGTAAGAACGAACTCGCCTTTTATTCCAAGCTTCTCGTTGATTTTGACCGCTAAACGTTGTGCAAGACGTTCGCTTATTTCGTTTATTCCACTGAGGGCAATGTTCGACGTTAAGTTCCTGACGTGCGTTGCCGGGTTCGACAACATCGCCGTGTATCTGAACGAGTTGATACGACGAGTGATGATTTTAAGAGCTTCGTGGTAACGTTTCTGTTTCAGCAACTCACGTATCTTAGGAATCTTGTTCGCCATATCGAGCAACAGTTGCTGTTGTATTTCCATTGCTTTCTTGTAGTCCCCAGAACGACGAGCGTCGACAAACGCTGCAAGCAACTCTTCATCGGCAATGATGCCCATCTTACGAGCGGCCTCGCGGTAACGGTCAGCGTCAGCTTGTGTATTTTCAACGTGCGATTGTGCAGCGAGCAGCGTACCAGAGCTACTTGACAGTTGCTTTTTGAATCTGCCGACAAGTTCACGAGTTGTCAACGACATATTCTGGTTGAACTCGTACAACGTTGCGAGCGTGTAGAATATCGCAAGACGCTGGTAGTCACTCAGGTTCTGGTACTTCGCGCGGACCATATCCATAAAGTCGACGATCGACTCGTTACTCCATTCCATCAACTGAGCTTTGAACGCGTTATAGAATTGTTCGATATCCGTGACCGGTCTGAGATTCTTACTCGGACGCCACGACTTAAGTTTATTGAAACGTTCTTTTGTGTTAGGGCTCAGGACGTAATCTTTCGGTTTACGGTTCGATTTGACGTCCGGACCGCCAGTCGTTAAGTTCGTTGCTTCGATCAAGCGACCGCCTTTCTTAGATTTCTCAACCTTTATGTTTTTGTTCGCTTCGTACGCTTCTTCAGCTTCGGCAAGAGCAGCGTTGCGAATCTTCGCATTATCGACAGCATTCGCGAGGTTCGTCTCTTGTTGCAGCTTATACGCTTCTTTGCGCTTTTCGATTTCTGAGACTTCTTTCTGTGCAACACGTTTGGCTGTTTGGTCCATTGCCTCAACGTCGTGAGCGTCTTTACCAGTTTTAAGTAATATCTGGTCGTACACTTGTCGACGTTGTTCCGGTGTCAACTTGTTCGTTGCTTGCTGTATCTCGATCGCTGCGGCAAGAGGACTGTAATGACCCAGATCGCGGGTGAGTTTCAAGAGGAACGCATACACGTTTTGGACCGTCAACGGTAATTTCATCTCGTTAATAAGGTGATAAGGTATCTTATTCGACGGGTCTTTAATCAATCCTTCGATTGTTGTCTGCATTTGCGTCCATTGCGCTTCGTCGAAATATTCGTTGACCGTTGACCCATCGAGCGCCATATCGCGAACGCCAGTCGAAGTCGTGTCGAGTGACGCGAATCGAGGCAACCAGTACAAAGCTTGCTGCAACTGGTCTAACGTCTTGAACGGTGAATTCGGATATAACCATTGCAACACTACGGCCCACGCTGTAGCGTTACCGATAACTTCAGGGTTAGTTCCGTTATACGAGTTGATACGTTCTTCAACCCAAAACTTGTTAATGACTGTACCCTCACTCGTTACTGGCGTTTCTAAGTGCTCGATAAAATCGTCTGAGAAACCCATTGCGCGTAAGGGTGATACGTAATCGTACTCTTCACCCCACTTCCACGGTTTCGGTTCGAACACTTTCTTCCATTCAGGAGGCAAATCGAACGGTGATACCGGCTTCGGCTTCTTAGGCTTCTTGACCTTCTTCGTCTCAGTATCGCTTTCAGATTTTGTATCGACGTCGGTGTCCGTATCTTCAGGAATAACAACGGGAATAACACCGTCTTTGACCGGTACATCTTCCATATTGTCGATAGGCGTTTGCTGCGTGTCAGGTGAGCCTTTCTTAGCTTTCTTACGCGCAGATTCCTTGATTACTTTCACACCTTCGTTTTCAGGTTTGATGTTGAGCGTCGCCCTAACTTCGGCAACTTCTTTCGCGTTGATTCTATCCTTGACGTAATTCGCGTACGTCTCTTCGATCATCATCAGTGTTTCAGTGTCCGTGTACAGGTTGTAGTCTACGCCTTTCTGAGGAAGTCCAGAGACGTCGATGTTGTTCATTCTGGCCTTGCTTATCTGGGCGCGTATTCTGTTGAGAATGTGCTGATGGACCGTAGATAACTTGTATTTCGGGTCTTGCGGTTGCAACAACTGTTGCATTTCCTTTCGGACGTCGTTCCATTCGTCACCGAACTTCGCTTTCAAGTCCGCTTTTGCCTGACGCAGTTCCAAGACGTCCCACGCGTGAATGCGCTCTTTGTCGCTCATACGTGCGATACCTTCTTTGTACCGCTTCATAAACTCGTCTTTCGGTATGCCAAGCTCTGTCGAAGGAATAACGTCGTCGACGCCTTGTTCTTCGAGGTTTCGAATAGCAATATCTTCGGTTGATTCCGTGACACCTTTACCGTTGATATCAGTAATAAGAACGTCCTTTCCTTCAGACGTCGTTACCTCGATCGCGGTCGTTTTAAGGTCAGGCGTGAAGCCGTATTTCGCTTGATCGACGTACGCTTTTGCGCAGTCATAGGTCAATATCGGTCCATCGTATGACAGCAACCATACGTTCGCCGTTCCGCTCGCGACGTTAGTGTTCGTCAACAGTTTATCGACGAGCTTCGAGTATTTCGTGTAAACATTCGGGTCAGCGGCAAGTACATCGTTGAACGCGTCCATAACGTCTTGCGTCGACTTAAACGTTCCTTTCTTGTCACCCATCGAATATATGATGAGCAACAACTCCGGAATGTCTTTCAAGTTGCGTTGTATCGTGCCCGGCAATGCAGCGCTTACTTGCTCATTGGGGTACAATACAGTCGTGACGAAGTTCCAAGCATCAGCGTTACCGATGTTGTCGCTATAAATCAAACGTCTGACGTCATTGTTCGTCATTCGGCCCGTTGAGTATATATCGACGAACTCATCTGAGAAACCGTATGCTCGCAAGCTGTCAATGTCATTCGCGTCTAAGCCAAGGTCGGTCTCGACTTGATATGCGACGTCCGTTGCTTTCTGTGCGTTGGTCTTCGCTGTGTAGAAGTATATATTGCTCTGCTCTGTTATCGGTAAAAACACACTGAAGAATTCATCAAGCAGCGGGTTAGCAAATTTACCAACGCGTGCGGTCTTGCCAGTATTAAGGTCTGTTTCAAGACGCGTCGGGAATCGTTCAGTGATAATACGATACGGAGCTCTGGTAACGCGTTCGCTGTACAATACCCGATAGAAAGCGTACGCTAAATCGTAAGCGTCTCTGTATCTTTTAACGTCGTTCGGTGTGCCAAGAGCAGCAGCAATCGCTTCGGTAAGCGCAGTACGAGCAGGACCTTCAGGAGCCCACAACTCGATAAAGTTCTCCATACCTTCTATGTTAAGCGATGCGTCGCCAGTGTCTGTAATGAGATGTCCAAATTCGTGTGCAGCAGTGCTTGCTGAGATATAGTTATTCCTGGCGCCAGTGTCAACTCTAACAACGCATATTTCACCGTCACAATACGAGAAATTACCAGGTTCGACCGGTACGTTCGCTCTTAACCCGAACGGGCGACCGTCGAACGTGAATGCGTGGTGCAGTTCCGTCGTGAAAACCATCGGAGTATCTTGATATCTGACACGTAACTCTTGAGGAAGTTTCGACAAATCAATTATGTCTCCAGCTCTCAGAACGATTGTCCGGTCGTTCTTGAGTATCTCATCTCCGATGTAGTTAGTATATTCGAAATCAGTCGTGTGGGCCGTAGCTATCGATTCGACATTCTTTGCGAAGTTGATTTCGATTTCTTTTCCGTCAACAGTATACGCCTTCTTCACGCCTGAAAACATTTGCGTCGGCATTGAGAACATCGGAACGAACGACTTTGTTACGGGGTCGTACATTACCGAGTACCGTTTCATTAAGTACCAGTTGACAGTACGAGACCACGTATCGCCTGAGAAATAATCTTCAGTTATGTTGTATTCGTGATGGAGCTTCGGATTCGTTTTGTCAGCGAGCACTGAACGAATTTCGTCGATTCCTTCTAACGAGTACGCGTTTATATCGAATATCCCGTTCAGGTCACCGTCCTTCAAGAAGCCGGCGATGTTCTCAGTCGCCGCTCGTATAGTTGACTTCAACACATACGAATGCGCAGCTACCTCTTTCGCTTGCGTTCCGTTAAATGCGCCGATAGTAACTAACGGGTCCTCAACATCAGTAGCAGATCGACCGGCGAATTGTTCGAATTCACGTGACCTGATCGTCGCTTCAATCGTGTTCTTAAATCCGTAAGTGGGGAATCGATTTTCGAGGTCTAAGAACTTTTCAAGGAACGCGTCGCCGTAGGTATTCCTCATCAGCGGGTCGAGGAAAATGTTTATCAGAGCCCGTTCCGGGACAAGTGTTCGCCGTAAGTTGGGTGAACCTTTTGCCACTATACTTGTGTACTCGGAAAACAACTCTGGGTCGGCGACGAACAACGTCTTCAAGAACGTTTCCGTTGCCTTTGCGCTTTTACTGAACGCAACAAAGAACCAATCGACAACGTCGATGCCGTCTCGAATACTTGCAGCGTACTGAGCGTCAAAGTCGAAGCCCATAATCTCGGTATACAACTTACCGAGGATAGAACGAGCGTAGTCGTTTTCGAACAGCGACAACATTCGGTCCATCACTTGAAGGTCATCGTACTCATCAGAACCAGTCTTTTCAATATCTTCCCAGAGACCTTTCACGTCTTCCGGCAAGTATTGCGACGTCGTATTCTGAACTTCGACCGTATCGTCGGTAAACCCGAGGTCTTTCATCGTCTGGTTAGCGACGAATTCGTTCACGCCGGTTTCACTCTTCTTAGCGGTTGTCCACAGCGGCACGCTCTCTTGCAATACCGCTCTACCAGAACGAGCATAGATTTCACCGTAGTTCATCTGATAGATACATTGCGACAGCAAGCCACGGACTTCTTTCGTGACCGTCTCGAAGTTATTTGTCGAGTCGTATTGCGCCTCGATTTTCTTTACAAGTTTACCGTCTTCAGCGAATACGCCGGCGTCGAGCAACTCTTTACGATGTTCGTAAATGTTTCTCATCATCGTACGTACTTGCGTCTCGTTCATTTTAGCAACGATACTACGTACAACGTTTATATTCGTACCAGCGTCCATACCGAAGATGTCGGCAACCTGATGTCGGAACTCGTGGTAAATTACCGGTATCAATGTGACGTCATTGAGTGAACTTACGCTGTCACCGTTCGACGTGATAGTGATTTCACGGTACGCTTGACCGGAACTCAGTTTGTTGTATATCTCAGTCAACGCTGTATGAAGACTCGGTCCTTCGGCGGTTTTCAATACCGGGAAGAACTTACCGTACTTCTCAGCCATCACTTCATCGGTCAGATTTCTTTCAAATGCTTTAACGAATCGATTCGCTATCGTCGATCCGGCTTTAATGACAGTTGATTTACCCGTCGTAGCCGTTGCGGCAGGGTCTGCATTCAAAACAACTGATACGCTCGCAGCATTTTCCCCATTACACGCATACATTCCTGCATTTGAAATAATGTCACTTGCTCCGAATCGCACAGTTGTAGCGCTGTTTACTTGCACTTCGGCGTCAGCTTTTGACTTTCCAAGAGCAATAAGTGCGTCTTTGCGCAAATCGATTTTCGTTCTGATGAACTGGTCATTTGTCACAGGGTCGATCTGAGGCAATGGTACGAACTTCTTCGACTTCTCGTCCCATTGTACGTCGCAAAACGCGTCAGCGATAAGCTCTTGTGTGTCTTTGTCCGTTACGTCGAGGCCGTTCTGAGAAACGTACGAGTCGATAAGTTCATTGATATATGACCAAACGCTTTCCGAATACGGAATCTCTGCATATGCTTCAGAAAGAATCTCGTTCTTTTCAACGACTGACTTGCCGTCGAGGTTAGCAGTGTCGACGTCATATCCGTTACGGACAAGTTCGGAGTACATTAAGTCATTGTACTTCGACAACGTCAAGTACATATCCTGCAACATTTGGTCCGTCAAGAAATTCGTTCTTTTCAGTACTTCTGCGTTAGGGTCAGTAACGTGTTTGCGGACCGCTCTTGACAACTCGGTCATAACCTTACGGTCGGCACGAGCAATAGCTCGCATTGCAACGTCTGAATACAACGCCACGCTTGCGAGCTCAATATCTGTTTCAAGTTTATATCCTCTGTTCCACGGAGCTTTGCCGATACGACCGACGACTCTCAGGGTATTTTCAAGGGACAGACGGTCACGGACTGACAAGTTCGGAAGCATTTTCGCAACGCCTGCCGCGAACGCTTGTTCGGACAATGCGTGCTGCAGCAACTGTGTCGGGCGACTGTCTTTGATTTGCTGTGCGTCGATCAGGCAAACCTGATGAGGCATAACTTTGCCGTTCTCATCTGCAATATCGAGAGTGAGAATCTTGAACGGAGCACCGCCGTCCGCCATGTTGATAGCACCGAACTCGCCAACAATAGTCTGCATTCCGAGTACAGCGGAAATGTTACTTACAATCGCTTGCGAATGCTCAGACGGTCCAACCGGAGTGAACGTCAGGTTAGGGTCTGCTTTATTGACAGCTTGACTTACAGCGTCCCAGTTCGCTTGATTCTGTTTCTGAGTAATGTATTCACGAACCTTACGTGCACGGTATTCGTACGAGTTGCTTACCATCTCGGTAATCGTACCATACGACTCAGGGCTGCTCTTGCTGATATACGACTCTAAGAGCGCCGTAGCAGCGATCGTCGAGCGATACGCCATAGCGTCTTGTTTCTGAGCTTTCTCAGCTTGTTTAGCATACTGCGTATCAGTCAAGAACTGGTCAACAGTCACGTTTGCGGCAGCAGCAGCTTTTGATACAGCGGTGTCGCGGAACAAGTTATTGAGACCGTCACCGGCAAGCCACGATTCGAATTTGTTGAGCTTTATGTCACCGACAGTGATTTGCTGTTGCACTGCAATTTGTGCACCGCTGATGAGGAATGAGGACAACGCACCGATAGTAAACGCCATCAATACGTCTTCACGGTCGACCTTTTCCCATTCACCGTCTATAATGACGGAATCAAGGCCACATTGCAGCCATTCGGTGAGCGCTTCTTCTGTACCTTCCTGAGCGGCGTCCAGAATAACTTTTGCCGCACCAGCAGCGAACTTACGTCCGGCAGTGATTGCACCACTTGCAAGAATCTTGTTAGACACACGGGTTGCAAGGTCGAAGAAACCAACGCCGTATGCGCCACCGCCGAACAACATTTCAGGACCGTATTCCGTTGCAAGACGTTCAGCAATCAATGCCCACTGTGCAGCGGTCCTACCTTCTTCACCGAGTTTTATGAACTCAGGGTCAGTGATAGTCGACTCGTAAATCGTACCGAACATCTCGCCAGCGTACAACATAACGAGACCGGGCGAGCCGACAGCACGACCGACGATTGCCGGAACCATCTTTGCGACGTTGTCGAATAACGACTGGAAGAACTCGACCGTCTTGCTACGTACAGTATATCCTTCGGCAAGACCGGACCACTTCATAGACGTGGGCGATTTGCCGCGGCCTTTCTCTTCGAACGTTTCCATAATGTAGTTCGTGAACGAGAAATTTTCGCCGTACCCTTCAACGTCAGCAAGACTGTTCCATTCGCCTTCACCGCCGTTCGTAATTGCCGTACCGACATAATAGCCGACGTCAACGAGTGATTTGACGAAGTCGGTCATTGCTGCGGCAAATACGCCGAGCGACTCACCGAGAGCATAACCGATAGTCGTGAAGAATTTCTTTGCTCCGGTCTGCGCTTGATAAGCACGTTCAGCAATCGCTGCTGCTCGCGCTTCGGTCAATGCTTCCATAGTCACGGCGTACTCGTTCTCGTCAGTCTCGAAGTATTGCGCGTTACGATATACGTCTTGGGCGAACTCATCGCCTCTGAGGTCGTCGTAAAACGCTTCGTCCCAAGAGTTGATCGGTTTCTGACTTGCGAATATCGCTTGTTCTTTGACGTATAACTCAATCGCTTCCGGGTCACCGGCAGCAACGAGTTGCGAGTATTTATCTGGACTGTAGAAACGACTGTGTTTCGCTTGGTCAAGTAAATACTCGGTAGGGTTTAGTTCGGTTGAAGTTGTATATTTCCTAGCCATAGAATCTCCGTTTATACTTCTCTGAGTTTGATAAGTCGGACGTCTGCTGCGTGCTTACCACCTTTTTCTTGATTATCAGGGTCTTTATCCGCACGAGTGACGAGGTATCGCTCGCCGTTCACAATGACAGTATCACCGCACTGGACCTTTCCTTCGTGGACAAGAGTACCCAGTTTTTCAGTCGAACCGTCCCACAGAAGAGTGTCTTGGTCAGCAGCTTCGGCAGAACCACCGAACTTCTGGTCTTTGTTCGAAGCCAGTACGTACTTCTTACCGCCGGCAATAATTACCTTGTTGGAGTCGTACCACTCGTTCAGTGTCTTATCTTTAAGGACGTAGTCGGTCTTACTACGTTTCTTAATTGCAGAGTCAATCAAATCTTGATCGATGCGCGACGTTCCTGTAGTAGTGTTTATGGACTTCGCCCAGTGTATCTGTTCTGCGTCGCTCATCTTTGTGAAGTCTACCATATCGTGCGTGCCGTACATCGTGGCTTTGCTCATAACCGACTTCAACTGAGGGTTACCCGCTTGCCGTTCAATGGTTTCACGGTACACTTCACGGTTCGCCTCGTTATAGTACTCATTCGCGTAAATCTTATCGTCTGAGAACTTCGCCAACTCACTATCTGAGAACTCGCCTGCGGCTTGCATTGCTGCCGGGAAGTACTGAGTATAGAAGTCGTACAAGTCTTTGTCAGCTACAAACAACTCTTCACGATACTTCTGGACGCTCGCAGGGTCTGAGTCAGCGAACTGGGCAAGGACGTGTTTGAACTTACTCGTCGTACTGTACGTGCCGTCAGAGTTACGTTTAACATATCCCTGCGCTTCGAGTTGCGATGCACTGATTTCACCAGTCGCTGGGTCAAGCACGTTCGGGTCGAGTCGACTTAAAATGTAATTGCTCATCTTTGCAACGTTCGATTCGAAATACTCGCCGAACTTCGTACGTTCCGTCTGAACTGTTTCTGCAGCTTTCTGACGTTGCTGTTCAAGACTGAGTATTTGTTCACCGAGCTTTGTCGTGTAGTCTTGTTTCACGTCGGTCATATCAAAAAATTTCTGATTGACTTGGTCGGCGTATCTACGCGAACCGAGCAAACCTGTCGCCCCAGCAAGTTGTTCTCTCTGCTGCAGAGCGTATGTGCCCGTCGCTTCGGATTGCATTTTAGCAGTCTCATAAGCGTTCGCGTATAACTCTCTCGTCGTATCTTTGAGTCCAACGTAAAACTCGTCGATCTGCTGTAACGCGGAGTCGTATTGTCCGAACGTAGCGTCGTAATTTGACGCGGACAAAGTCTTCGACAAATCGTCGAAGTCCCCTGCCCGCATTATAGCATTATAAGATTCGCGAGTGTATTGATTTTTCTTTGCCATCTTAATTTAACCTATCCAAAATTCGATATTCGAACGCAAGGGAACGAAGTTGCAACTTCTCGTATACTGATAAGTCATTCTTAGAATACATACGCACTGCGATATACTGGAACTTCGGAATGTACGTACGTAACAACAACACTTTTAATTCTTTGATATCTTCAGTGGTAATGTACGGACGCCCATCGGTGAATTCGCGAGTATACACTTCGAAGTCAACGTTCATTTCGAAATTCTTGACGGTCTCGTTCGGATATAACGCAAGAACAATGTCACGCATATTCTTGTTCTTCGTCGTATTCCCGAGACTCATTGGGTGCGTTTGTATATACCACTGTACTTTATATTGCAAGTTTTCATAAAAGGGCGTCACGTTTTCAAATGAAACGTTCACCAATTCGTCGTTATATCGGGCAGTGTACCCGTTATTCGAAATCATATCCTCGTCTGTAAACTTGTATATAAGGCCGTTACTCGTAAGAGCAAGCAAGTCATCGCCCGAACGGAAGAATTTCATTGCGTCAATGGGCAACGTCCAGTACCACCACGCCGAGGACCTGACGTCGAAGAAGACAATCTTCGTCTCAGCTCCGGTCGATATACAATACATATTATACCAACGCCCTCTGAACGTAAAACGACGTCTCTCGTTTGCAAGGAACTCGTCATACTTCTGGAATATTGCAGAGCTCATCGTCGCAATGTTCTTCGCTGTCTCGGTCACTTCACTCGTACCGACGAACATCATAACGCCGTCGTCGCACATTATAGTAGGTACGTCGTCCATTGCTCGACGGGCGAAACTACCACGTTTACGTCCGTGTATATCGAACTGCGACACAACGGGTTTCAAATGAGTCAACTGACCAGTGCCAGTGCCCAGAATCCAGTACACGCCTTTCTCGGTTGACATAATTGCCGCCGTCGGACTTATCGCAAGGATATCAAGGACTTTATCGTCGGTCGACGACATCTGCTCCCACGAGTAAGGGTCGACGTACTTCGGGCTGAACGTCATCGAGTAAGCGAAGTTCCTGCCAGACGTGAAGATGATACAGTTGTTCATCGAGTAAACGCCGTCGATATTCTTCATTGCTTCTCGGGCGTCATTCCAAACAGTATAGAGCGCAGTGCCGATTTTCTCAGTGATATCGAAGATAGGGTCAGCGTACGCAGAGCCGTTTGTACCGGTCGTGCCGTAAAGTTGAGATTCAGAGTACGCGTACGTGATCGACCCAGAGCCGGCAAGAACTTTCATAGAACCATCGCCCTGCTGTTCGAACTTGTGCGTTATTGCTCCGTCTTGAATTTGTCCGAGGACAGGGGTCGTGTATGCGTAGACGTTGACAATCTTCAAAGAAGTTTCATTGCCGAACGAACGAGAATATTTCGTTACAAGCGTTGTCGCGTTAGCAATGAACGACGTGATTTCGTCATTCATAATAAGCTCGGTGTACTTCGGGTTTACTTCGACACCGTCAAGTAAGACGGACGTGTAGTCAGCGTACTTTGTGAGTACCGGCTTGATACTGGAAACGGAAATCGTCGTCGTAGTAGACGTGGCAATATTTACCGAAACAGTAGTGTTTACCCCGAAGATTCTGAGTTCGTCGGTCGTTTTTGCAAAGATATGCCCGATGACAGGGTACGCGTAGGTGTGGGTGGTTCCGGTTGCGCCCTGAACAAATATCTCGTTAGAGGCAAACGACAACGCCAATACGGTAGGCGTGTTATCGGTATTATTGAACGGAAGTGAGAACGCTTTCATCTCACCGGTCTCACCGGTTATCGGGCAATGAACGTATAACGTCGTACCGATACGTAACAAATATATTGCAACAGGCGGTGACTTCGTGAGCATATACTCAGGTTCGTAGTCGGTTTTAGTGTACCTCACTCTGAACGCAGCGAGCAACGTCACGTCTTTGATACTTGCGAGGGTGTCAGGAAGGTCCGTGTCTGATACAGAGTATGACTTGACACTTCCTTCGGCCGACGCATCGAAAGCAAGCGTTTCGATTTTCAAGTCACCAGATGAAACAGTTGCGTATACTGCCAACGCTTTGTACAGTTGATTTTGATCGGTTTCCCAAGTCTCGCCGTAATCAACGGGGCTCATCAAACATATCTTATTCTCGCACGAATAGAAAGTGTCGACATATCCTGACGGTCCTGCGACTTTATATGTGAAATTGCGTAGACCCCACGGCTGCGAGCTGTTAGTAGGCTTGCTACCTTCAACTATACCGTAGTTCGAAACGCCAATTCGGACTTTAACGTCATTTTCGATCGTCGTGTTGTTCAATGCCCACGCCCAATCGATATGATATTTCCTGAGAACGTTCTCATCGGTAAATTCACCGTCGGTCTCAGCGTCCCAGTTTTTGTTAGAGCCGCTCTCGGTTAAAGACAATATTTTAAGAGATAAGTTCGACAAGCCAGACGACAACGGTCGTATAACGCTCAGATAAACGTCTTTCGTATAAACAGTAATACCGCTTGCAACCCATATTTTGCATGTGCACTGTATTCCGGTAGGAATAACACTCGTCTCTGGCGGCAACTCGCCATCGTCGCCTGACCATAGCGCTCCACCACCAGGAACGTACTCATTCTTGACTCTGGCAATCGTTTCAAGCACACCACCGCTTGCATCGCACGCGTCTCGTTCCCATCTTGCAGGGAGAGTTGCAGTTGCCTCACCGGCTTCGGTAGTGATGTAATTCTGGAACTTTCCTCTGAGGTCATACGGCGTCGAATAACTCAACGATGAAAACCTGAAACCAGGACCGTTGTTCGCTTTCGTACTGAAGATATTCAACGCTTCACTCGCGTCGCCGTACTCATTGACGGCAATACGACGACCTGTCGGGTCAAGATATACGATAGGTATATCCGCTCCTTCGGTCAACGAGGAAACGGACGTACCGTTATAAAGCAGTACGCCGAATTGATCGCCCGAGTCGCACCTCGTAATGTATATGCTATTGTTCGCAACGAACAACCTACTGTCGGCCGTTACACGGTAGTCAATATACGTCTTCGTCGGATATAACTTCAAGAACGCATATTCGTGCTCGGCACCGGTTGTGTTGTCCTTAATAATCGCGTAGATGTCGTCGCCCAGAGAAACCGAGTCAATGACCGTTACGTCTTTCTCAGGCAAGAACAACGGCGTGAGACGTTTCCTCGTGACAAGACGATAGTCTTCGTCGACATAGACGTTGCAGGCGTCGTTCATTGCTCCCGGCGCCATTTCTATCGTCGTCTCAGTGTTGTATATCCCGCGGAAATTTGTGACGCTCGACGTATACGTTCTACGTAAATCGCGAGCCGCCGGGACGTTATATCTTATTGGTCGTTTTCGAGATATCGAAGCCATAATTCTACTCCTCGTATGATAGTTTTGTCAGAGAATTTCGGGTCAATCTTACGTTGTCTGTTTCCAAGTTCTTTGACTAACACCGCCATTCCTTGAAAAATTTCGTCGCCAGTGACGTTCTCACCGACGCGCATTGTATAGTCGTCTTCGATTTTAGATACTTCAAAAATAAGTTTGTCTTCCATATATCACCACTTAGGTACAAATCTGAACGATTCTTGTAAATCGGATATACCGTTATCAAGACGAGCAATCGCAGTCTCGTATTCGTTCTGTATAGTAATAGCCGTCGTTAAGTCGATGTCCCTCATAATCTGGGCAGCGACGTATAACACAGCGCACGTCATAACAGATTCAGGGATAGTCTCACAGTTGTGTTCTGTGTCACCAGTTTCGATCTTAGGATATAACGTGTCGCAAATGACTAAGTATTTGCCGGGGTAATTAAATCTGATCGTACGACGCGTAGGCTGATAGTACGTTGCGCCGGGGACGTCTGTGTCAACAAACAATACCGACAGTACGTCGCTCGGTAATGAGCATTCGGGAAGATACCCGTTTGTGTCGTACGCTACGTCGAAAGGAATCGTCACTCGATTCGCGAGGACGTCGTTAGCAATGAACGTCAAACATTCGTTCAACGTAGGAATTATTTTGCTATCATATCCGAACTGTTTCGAATCTTGTTCAGTGATAAATAGCTTGTTTAAGACTCTTGTCGTAAATTCTGAAATGTTCATAATTGCCTCTTATAAAAGTCCCCACCCCGAGACGTTGCATCGAGGTGGGGCAACTTTGTGTATTAGGTTACAGTTTTCGTCTGAACAGGATTGGTAGACGTGTTCTGCACGACTACGCCGAGACCTGCAGGAGCGACGTCTGCTTCGGGAATGTTCGTCGTATTGTACGTGCCGCCACTCTTAGCGCCGGTGTCATACAGAGCGTCCATTTCGTCAGCGCCGCAGTGTACGTAGGCCATCGGACGGAAGTCGCCGAAACCTGCACTGTATCTTGCGCGACCTTTCCAGACGTTCGCTTCGTTGGGCTGATCGAACCACGAAGAAACTTCGAGGGGAACACGGTCGATAAACACTGCGCCGAGGTTTTCTTTGTTCGCTGCGGGGTCAATCATAATGAATGCTTGGTCAGCGTTCGAGAAACCTTTCAGGTTGTTGAGATACGGAGTGGTAAGGACCGTCCACTTGCCGAATTCCATATTGAGACCGTTGTTGCCGAGCACTTCGGTGTACTGAGTCTTCAAGCCAGCGAGCAATGCGTTTCTGAATGCATAGTGATTCGGAACGAGCAGAGTCGTCGGGGCCATCGGGGTGGGGTTGCCGTCATAGTCGGTGTAGTTAATCATCTGATTTTCTACATAACCGACGATGTTGAGAATCTTGAGGTGAGCGTTGGGAGCCGTAAGGTCAACGTGGCAGTGGAACTTATTGCTCTGTTTTTCGGTACGACCGGTCGTAATAGGAGGCAAGTGGTCTTTCGTGAAGAACAACTGTTTCGTGCCTTCGAGCGAGCCGTCCGTGGTATCCATGCCGCGGCAGTCGAACGTGAATTTGCCCTGAGTATACGAACCGGTGAGAGCGCCTGCAAGCATACCGAAAGCGAAGATTTCACGGGTACGACCGTACGATTTGACGAAGCCCATAGCGTCAGTGCTGATCGTCATCATCTGGTTATCTTCAACGGCCTGCTTCGAAATTACGAAGCTGTTACGCCAAGTCGTCGATTTCCAAATTTTGCTGTAGCCTTCTTTGAAGTCAGAAAGCTTCGCGGGCTCCATATCGTAGCCGGGTTCGTAGTTACCCATCGACGTACGGGTCCTGTATTCTTCTTGATACGCGTCGAGCGTATGCATAGCGAATACTTTGTTGATGAGGGATTCTTTTTCGAAAGCCTCTTTTTGATTATCAAGCATCATCTTGATCGGCTCTTGCAATACGTTGAATGCCGACAAGGATAACGCTTCGTCAATGTTAAAGATAATTGCCATCTGTCATTTCCTCCTTAGACGAGATTCGTGATATCCTTGACGGGATATACTTCAATGCGTTTGTCGCCGACTGCGTAATCGCTTGCAACGACGTAATCTGCGTCGGTGAGGACCGTGCAATCTGTGATAGTGTAGGTGTACGATCCGGAGCTGCCGCCACGTACAACTTTAACCGCCGAGCCTTTCTTGAAGGCGGTTGCGCCGAGATTCGTAATAGCTTGGCCATTCGAATCAGCGCTTCTGCTGCTACATTTCGAGCCGACAATGAGCGTCTGGACGTACTGTTTGTCGTAACGCTGCCAGCTGGTAAGTAAATTTGCCATAATTATTATGTCTCCTTATGTTTTGTTAATGTATTTCCTGATGTCGTCATCAGAAACGCCCGGGTTAAAACGACGCATAAGGGCCATCTCTTGCTCGCTTATAACGCGCGGAGGAGTAGACGAACCTGAACTACCGACAGGCGACAAGTGGTCTTTCGACAGACGACTCGGTGCGTGGGACTTCACAAGGTCGTCAAAGTGTTCAGCGGCGTATGCCTTGTCCAGTGGCACTCCCTTTTTGTAAAGAGATTGAGTCGCTTCGTCCAAATCACTGAGCGCCGAAAACGTCGTTCCGTACTTCTGGTTCAATGAGAATAATGCGTCGGTTTCTTCTTTCTTCAAGTCCTCAGCAGCTTTCTCATCTTTTAACTTCTTCGCTTCGATTACGTCCGGGTGGGTCTCAACCAATTTGTCGACGATAGGTTTGACTTTTTCAGCATCCAGACCGCTGGCAGTGAGCATTTTATCTTCGTTTTCACGTTTCAAATCTTCCCAACCGTCATAACCTAAGCTTTGAGCGAGTTCGTTTCTTGCTTCGCGTTCGATTTTAACTCGTTCCGTCTTGAGGCGTTCAGCAAAAGCTTTCGTCTGATCGACGGGAATGTTCTCAGGGTTACCATCTGTTGGCGGGACAGGTTGACCAGGGTTACCTGCATTACCGAGGTCATCTTTAGCAGCCTTGTCGAATAAGTTCATTATTCAGTCTCCTTTGTGCGGCGAACTTCTGGGAGTACAGTTTTTCAGCCGCGTGTTCTATATATTATATAGCTTGTTCTCGCTAAACCGTGTCACGATTTTCAAAAAATTATTGAGAATTTTCGAAATTTTCTTTCGGCGGTCCGAGAACAATAATGCTCGGTTGTGTTTCCGGCGTTACCGGGGTAGGCGGAGTAGTAGGCGTTGCTTTCATACATACCTCTTCTCTGTCTTTGACGATAGGTATTTCTTGGCTGTGCAACAAGTTCTCAGACAACCTCACCCAGAATGGCTTGTCATCGTCAATCTTATGTTTGCCGAATGATTGCTTCCACGTTCGCACAAATACTCGCCAGAACGACGGTCGATGCGCGGGTTGCGCTGGTAGTTTTTCAAGTTCCCTGCGAGCGCTTTCGACGATCGGGTTAGGCGGAATCTCAACAACGTATCGATTCTCGTCGGTCAGCTTATCACTGTTCTTGCGGCTATTGAATTGCGAATAGAACGCAAGTTTGAGTTTAGCAACCAACACTCGACGTTCGAATATCTGCGAACCGGTTTTCAACCCAGCGTATATAGCACCGATAATGCCGCCGCATTTTACAATGAGCGTCGGAATCATCGAGGTATTGAAGTTCTGGAACGAGTAATACAAGTCACCAGAGAAGCCGCAGATACCTACAACGAGGCATACTTTGCCGATAAGCTTTTGTGCATAGATTTGTGCCTTAGGTACGTCGTACTTATTGCCGCGTTCGCTCTTGTGGTCCAGCGGCAAGCCGACGCCGGCGAATTGACTGTACAACACTTGATTGTATCGAACGCTTACGCCGCCGTAAAACACTTCGTCCGGAGAAAGCAAGAGTCTACGTTTCAACGCGATCTGCCGTCTCTTAGGACTGTGCAATATTCTGCGGTCCAGATCAGCAACGTACACGAGGTACTTCTCAGCGCGGTTTACGTTGTCGATATACTTCTTGAAGTTCTCGTCATTATATTCGGTCAACAACAGCGAGTAGTGTTCTTTCAACTTCATGATATCGCTCAAGTATTCCGGATTCTTGCTTCGGCTTATTTCATCAGCAGAGTTGCTTATGCCAAGCATTATACCGAACGTGCAGAACGCAAACGCTAACTTTTCAAGCCAGAAATTGAGGCTTTGAATCTTGAACTTGTACGAGTCCAGTCGGAAGAACTCAGTCAATATCAACCCGGCGCATATCAAGACAACGAGCAATATATTCGTCATAATCGTGAATACGCTCACGCGCATCGACTTACGAACATCAGCCGTTGTCATCTCGTCCTGAGTAGCAATAATATCGTTTTCAGACGACATACTACTTCACCTCCTCAGCCGATTTCACCTGTTCATTGATACGAATTTTGTCTTTCATTCCCTTCGCTTTAACGTGCACCGTACCCGTATGAATACCCGCTTTCGCTAAAAAGCTCAGTCCAGTGATAATGAAGATGTTAATAAGCTCGGTGATTGCATTCTGGAACGCGTACAACATTCCGCCGATAAGCAGCAGCGGTAAACCCGCCATAACGAAGTCCATCGTCTCGATGGTCTTGCTTTTCTTTTCGACGAGGTCAATAAGGTGTTCGTCTTCGGGTCGAGCTTCAAGGTCCGCTTTCTGTTGCACGAATGCTGCAACGTATCGGGCGTATGCCGCTTTGACTCGCTTGAATAACGTCGCGCCGAAAATGACGCCAACGAGAATACACGAGAACGAGACCCAGAACGATACAACCGCTTTTTTATCAAGAACATACTGTAATGTACTTACATAACTGTAAATACAGTACGCTACCGGAGGGCACAACCAAGCAACATACTCAAGTACACTGAGCATAATTGCTCTGGGATTCCATTTCATAGTAGTTCCTCCTTAACGCTTAGTATTTTTCTTTCGACTTCTTCGTATTCGTTCCCGGAATGTTGACGTGGTCAGATACTTCGATTGTCGCGAGAACAGGGTCACCTAACAGTGATTGTACCGGAGAATCAGACGTAAAATCGGTGTCGATTTCGTGACGGAGGTCGTCTCTGAACGTCGCCGACGGTGATTTCAAATCTGCAACAACTAAACCCATCTTACGCATAAGCGCGACAAGCTTGTTGTTCTGTCGGATATATTCGCGATTCTGTTCTTTAAGCAACTCGATCTGATGATTCGTCGCTTTGTCGATCTGCCCGTCGACGTCAACTTTGATACCCATTGCAAGCAACTTCGTCGTTTCCGTCGCAGCTTCCGCAGCGATTTGTTTACGGTCCGTCTCAGTCAATTTCAAGGGTATTTTTCTCGACGCGAGGTTTATAATCGCGAGTATGATTTTCACGATATATCGGACGACGACTACACCGCCACCGATCGACGCGACCCATACACCAACTTTGTTGATGATTTCGTTTGTTTCCATAAAAGCTCCTTTTCCCGTGTTCGCTGCACCGAACGTGAGAGTAGAAGTATTTTGTTCCCAGTGCAGTGGTCAATTTTCGATAGTGTCAAACAAACGTTGCACGGATTCTTCGTGCTCCGCAACAGTAGCCGACAAGCGAGACACTTGCTCTTCAAGAGTGCAAATACGACTCATCATTAAGTCGAACACGTCTTTGAGAGTCATCTTTTCACTCACCGGCATATCCGGAATAGGGATAAATTCCGGTTCGCTCGACCTGATAACACAGATTGAGTTATCAGGTACGTCGAAACGTTTTTGCATAGCAGTTATATAGTCCATATTTGTCCTCCATTTTACAGTTCTTCCTTGAATGTAGTCTTTACTCCGTAGAGTTTTATATCGCCAACGGTGCCATTTCGCATGATATGAATTTTAATAACCACTTTCCATTTGTCCGCTGTCTTTGTCTTGTTTGCGAAGATATGGTTTACACCCGACTTAACGACAGTAGAAATGTCTTCCCACACTGGGACGGTATCATTGCCGTTGTTGCAAATTTCAACCGTTGTAGAGCAACCAAAGGTCTTTACAAGGTTTAATTCGACATTGACAGCAGTGGGCATTGTTGCGGTTTCTTTGACATTGTAAAGAAGTTCGATTTTGGCCATTGCGTCCAAGAGTAACGAGTAATATCCGTCGCTATCGGGTTGGTCAGAGACGAAAGTGTCGGAAGCCAAATTACACATTGGGCGAACACCGACGTCCCCGTTCCACGCAACGTAGTAGCCCAGCGAACCGCTCGAACCGACATAGCGAACACTTTCTTCGGCTGACGAGTCGGGCGTTCTCATCCAATAGTAAGTAACCGTACCCGCTGTAACACTTTTCGAGCCTTTGTTGTTATTGTCTTCTGCAGCGTAGGTGGATATTTTCGCTTTTCTAATATCGTTGGTGTTTGCTTGAAAGTATTGTAACAGCGAGCCTTCCATAATCGAGTTTTCGGCTTGATTAAAGAGTTCTGCTTTGGACGGTAAAAATACTTTCCTTGTAAGCGTGTCATAACCGCCACCGTCTGTTACGGTATTGCGTGCGACCTTGATTGTCGTGTCTTGCATTACCGCAATAAACCGTGCGTCAAAACCGTTCAAAAAGCCTGCGTCCACGTCGTAAGGGTTTTGTGATACAACGCTTATGCCGTTCGGTGACTGGTCTGTGTCGTGTTGAGGTGAATACCATTGTCCAGCAGAAGCCGTAGAGTTCAACCACTGGTCTATGTTCGATACGGAATAGCGGTTGTTGCCGTAATCTCGTCTACCGCTGTCCGTATTGTTCGGTTCTTTTGCGTCAAATGCCCGCAAGAGTATAAGTTCGTCCGTGATGAGCGTTGTCGAGTTTTCGGGATAGCCCGTGTGATTTTGGTCGGCTTTCAAAAAGATGACATTGCCCATAACGGAATGTGGTACTTTTATTTTTGCCCCGATAGGTAAACTACTTAAAGTTGTCATTTTGTGTCTCCTTTAATTTGTGCGTTTTGTATATCAGCAATAGATATACCCGTCGGCAATAACGCCTTTTGTCAGTTCGCATCCGTCAAGGTTGTCGAAAGTCTTTATAATCTCCGTCCCTTTTAACGTGGTAACAAGTTCGGACGATACACCGCCGCCCCCACCTTGTTGTTGACTGTTACTTATTCCGTACATAGTTTATCTCCTTTTAGTTTATTTTACGGTATTTGAAGCCAGATGCAGTGGTATTTGACTCTAACCAATCACCCTGGACTGACTGTGATATAGTCACCCACCCAAACGATATAACCCCTTCTGCTGTAATTTGCGGGAACCGTGACACCATAACAGGACGACCTTCCAATAAATCTACTACCGTTGAATATATTCCTTGTGCCGCTGTTGAACCGTCCCAATATATGATTGATTGAACATTACGGCCGCTGCCATATAATACGACTTGATAAGTCCCCGCTTGCGTTAAGGTTGCCGTTTCACCCGCTACGTCCACCCATTCACCCGCACTCGGTATATCTTCCAACAACGCAATCGCTTTCGTTACCGTTGTTTCGCCGCTCGGCACTTGCGCTCTCGGTCTTGCTTCACTCGTCCTAATAATCGTTGGTCTTAAAGTGCTGCCAAACCTATTATTCGACCCGTCGAAATTGTACCACGCGTCATTATTGTCAAGGTTATGTACTCTGTCGGTCTTTATGCCGTCGGCGTTGCTGAAAGTCTGCACGCCAGTCCAAGTGTTTGCTTCTGTCGTTTTCGCAAACCCGCTGTCGTTAGTGAGTTCGCTTGTTTTGGTCGGCACTGCGATTGTTACCGCGCCCGTTTGTCCGTTCACGCTTGTTACGGGTATGCTCGGCACAAAGTGGTTTACCAAAGTAAACTGTCCGCTTGCGTTCGTCTGTTTGACCTTGTAGGTGTAAGGGATAGCCTGCGTAGGCACTGTGTCGCGGATAACGGTTATCTTGCCCGCTTCCATTGAATAGGACTTTACTCCGCCTTCGTCGGTGAGTTCCATAAGGATGTCACTGTTAGCGGTTATGGAAGTGTCGGAGATAGTGTAGAATTGTTGCGAGATAGTTGATGTACCTATACGAGTATAAGTAACTGCATATGCCGAACTTGCAAAGTTTTGACCACGACCGTACATTGTTCCATCACGAGTAATAAAAATCGTAGCATTATCTACTTGATAGCCGTTCCTAAAAGATATACCCGTCATACCGTTAACAGAAGCGTTGCTATTTTTATCTGAGAACGCAACATTTTGTTGGTTGTGACTGCCGTAATATTGATAATTATAATCTACCATCATATAAGCGGTATCATCAGAGTATAATATATCTGCAAGTGCTTTTGATGTGCCAATAGGTTTATATGTACTTGCATCGCATTTTGCAGTTCCTTCCCAAAAAGTTTGGAAACCCGTTTTTTCCCAACCACTTGTCGGCAAGTTTCCGCTCTTCAACGCACTCGCCGTTTGCGGTAACGCTTCGGGAATAGTGCCTTTCGCTCCGACTTTCAAAACTCCGTCAACCTCTTTCGCGGTCATCGTATTTTCGTCGAACGCTATTTCAACCGCTTGCGAACCGTCAAAAGTCTTTTGCACTTCCGTTCCGTTGTCTTGTCCGCTGAATTTCAGTCCGTTTTTCGTCTTTCCTGTCGCAACAAAAGTCGCTTGCCAATGTTGCGTATCCTGTTCGGGACTTGTGGTCGAAGTGATACCCTCGATACACACAAATTGTCCGTTGTCGGTATAAACAAGGTCGTCAATCGCATAGGTCGTGCTTGCAACCCATTTGCCACGATTGTTATATCCGCCGCCCGTTACGCTCGCACCATTGACGTTCGGTGCAAAAGTGATGACCGTTTTAAGTGTGATTTCGTCTTGTACTTTACCGTAAATATAAACGCACTTATCACCTGATTTACAAATAGGTGCGTAGTTTCCGCTCATCGTGTCTGCAATATCGAACACCACTTGCGGAACGGTCGTATAATCGACAAAGTCCGTGAGTTCTATTTTTGCCTCATACGGGAAGTCTGCAAATTCCGTGCTTGCTACCCAGTTTTTAACAACAACATTTTGCCACGCAATGGTCACGGGCTTGCCGTCGCTTTCTTGATATGCGGTCTTGAAATAGCCAATCTGCAAGACTTTGTTATCGACTAAATCTCGATTGAATTTGTCTTTTGTCGTGTAGTTGTAAGGCACGCTTTCTTGTGCAACATCCGTCACCCAAAGGTCAGGCGTTCCATCTTCAACTATCCAAATCGTGTCGCCGCCTTTAAGTTGTGTTCTCGGATAGCCGTTCAATGCTGTAACTGCGTCTTTTGCGGTCATAAAGCCAATTGAGTTTGACCTTCCGTCCGCTTTCATTATCGCTTCGTTCGCTGTCGCTTTAGCGTCATTCGCTTTGTCAACCGCAGTATTCGCTGTTGATTGTGCTCGGTCAGCTTTGCTTATTCCAGTGTTTGCCAAAGTTGTAGCGTTGTCAGCCGTGGATTGTGCGGTTTCTGCGTCCTGTTGCGCATTGTCAGCAGTTACCTGCGCAGCGTCAGCTTTGCTTATTCCGGTGTTTGCCAAAACAGTAGCGTTGTCGGCCGTTACCTGCGCAGCGTCAGCTTTGCTTATTCCGGTGTTAGCGTGCGAGTCGACCTCGTTGATTGCACCAACAAGCGTAGCCTTTTCGTCTGTCGTAAGCCCGGAAAGGTCACCTATTTCCGCTTTGTTAGCATCGGCGTGTGCGTCGACTTCGTTTATCGCACCGACAAGCGTTGTTTTCTCGTCGGTAGTCAGAGTCGTCATATCGCCGATCTTCGCATAAAGGTCGGCAATCTTGTCCGTTATTGCTTTCGAGACGTTCAACACGCCGCGGAAGTCGACCTGTAAGGTTTCACCTACGATGATACCACCGAGTTGTTCGTTAGTTGCAATATACACTGGCGGTAACGCAATGTTAGTCACATTACCGGTAGTAATCTCGCTTGCCGTCGCGTTCGTTACAGATTCCTCAGAACACGGCTTGATGTTATATATCCTTCGAATCGGGTCACCGTGTACTCTCGCAATCGGGCTGTCACTCAGGACAAGCTTCTGCGAGCCGAACAAGTCTTGTTTCAGCGTGACGTTCGCCAAGAACTCACTGTAGTTATCTACAGTAGTGACGTTGTCGCCTTCACCTTGAGTAAGTCGAATCGGTGACGTCGAATCGAGCAGCGTTATCGAGTACGTATACGTTCCAGGTGACAACCTGTCCGTGAATGCCGGTTCGAAAACCAGAGGTACGGCAAACGCATACTCACGTTTCGTAAGGCTGATAGGATATACCGGAGGCGTAGTTGTCGGTACGACGAACATATACTTCTTGTTAGCAAGAACCTTGTATATAATTCCAGTGTCAAGTACAGACTCCTCCGTGTTTACCGTCTTACTCTTCGGATAGAAGCCGCCGTGAATTCGCATCTGACCGCTCTCGTCCGGAGTGCCGTAACCGTAATACGTGTAGTCCTTGATCGGCAGATACTCTTCGATGAGCATATTACCGTTCAAGTCATTCACGTCCGTTTCCGCTTTGACCGAGAATACAATCGTCGGATTCTTCATACCGATAGGCAAAGCGAACGGCGTATCGTCACGGTTTAGAATCGACAGCAGTACGACGCCCGAGTCGCCTCGGTTCATCGTTATTGTTTTGTTAGTGTAAAAAATCGACATTCTTTATCCTCCAATCATACTTTGAAGTTCGTTGTACATTGCCTGCTTCGCCGCCTCGTCGTTAGCTTTAGCGCTCGCTGCGCTCTGCTCATTTCCGCTCGTAGGCGCCGCAGGCTGAGCTTTCTTGCCCATCTCTACGGCTTTCGCCACCTGCTGCTGCATCAGACCGAATCGTTCCGTAATGTCTTGCAAGCAGAGTTTAGCAAGCGGGTAGTTGAGTTCCTTCATAATCTTCCAGTACAGCATCTGTGTTCTGGGGTCTTGCGGGTTGCCCATCGTGCCACCGACGAAGTTGTTAGTCGTCTCGCGCCACATCGCTTCGCGCGAAGTGTACAGGACCGAAGCAGTGTCAACAGAGAACATGAAGCTGTCGTCGTAGTACAGATTTCCGACGTCGCCGTCCAAGAAGTTATATCTGCTGATCGACGCGTTTGTTATCGAGCCATCGGTGTCGTCAATGACGAACGTCTCGTTGTTGTCGCAATACGCTAAGAAGAAGTGGAACATCATCTCGTACAGATCGGCGTACGCAGCATCCTTCATCTTACGTTTGCTTTCCATACGACCTGCGGCTTGCGCAGCGCTTATTTCTTTCGCCTTTCCGCTCTCAGCAGTCGGGTCGCGCTTGCCTTGGTACGAGTCGGTTATACCGAGTGACGCTCTGCCGTACTGATACACGCGGTCGGCAAGGATGTCGTCCTGCTGAATGCTCGCTTGCAAGTTTTGCACGCGTATCGCGTCAGCCCATCTCGGGTCTTTCAATCTCACGACTTTCAGCGTCTCGTTCGTGAGCTTCATATTCATCTTCTCAGGCATAGTGATAATGCTACCAGCCTTCAAGATGTTTTGTTCAATCTTAGTCAAGATGTTGTTCGACGACAGTTGCGTCTCAGTCAAGATGTCTACGTCCGACACGCCATAGGGTGAGTCAACCCTGCTGATGTTTACACGCATAACGAGCGGAATGCGTCGAAGCGCGTAATATTTCACCTTGTCGCCTTTCTTAGCGAGCAGCAGTCTCGGTTTTGTCGGGTCTGTCGGGTCGCCTTTCACAACGTCGTCAGTGAGCGTTTCTTCTCTGACGCTCTTTTCAGTGAACTCGGTCGATCCGCATATCGGGCAGACGTCTTCGTCCGTTGCGTAGCCGCACTGCTTGCAGACGCGCTGACGTCTCGACTCGAAGTCCCTATCGTCGAAGATTACAAAGTCGGTGTTCTCAGCCCACGTGAGGCGGCATACGTAGCCGTCGCGGTCGTAGTACCAACACGTAATCATGTCGACCATACCTTTGTAGTTAGGACTCTCAGGCGGCAATTTACCGGTCAAGTTGTAGATTTTCATCATACTCTCGCGGCTGAACACGAACGCGTACTCGATTTTCTTGAAGTCGCGTACGCCGGGCTGCAACCAGACGTCCTGAATCGGGCGGTCAACGACCGTGATAGCACCGACGTTCTTTCCGTGGCGCACGGTATCGTCCCAACCAACTTCATAGAAGTGTGACCCTTGGACCAGCACGCCTCGCTCGATGCGGTCGTTCATCGTCTCGCTGTCGAGGCGGTCCATCTCATTTCTGAGCATCGATTCAAGGTCGTGGGCAAGGTCTTGTTTATCAGCGTCCGACGGCGTTATTTTAGGTTGCGGAATAGCGTTGTTGATTTGTGTCTCGATCAACTCAAAGCACATGTTGCGCAAGCACTTCGTCCCGCTTTTCTCAGCCGTCTCGCCTTTATACAGATTCTCGCGCACTTTCAACTTGTCGTCAACGAACGGACGGCGTTTAGCCCTCGCGTCGTCGAACAACGACTGCCAGTAGCGCAAGCGGTCTTTCAAGTCCCCCGACATCGGAGGAAACTGGTATTGTGTTTCTTTCTTCTTCATTCTTACCTCCACTCAACGGGGTATTTCCATTCTTTGAGTAGTTGTGATTTAAGTGCGTCGTCCGCTGCCTCGAAGTCTTGATACATGTCGGGCGTCCAGACGCTGTACTCTCTTGTGACTTTCTCGCTCACGGGTGCGCCGATGATAGATAATCTGTTCAGCGCTTGCGTGAACGCGTCGACGGTGTCGTCGTGCTGTCCCGCCGGGAACGCAGACGCTTCATCGATGAGCTCGTAGGCCCACGGCTCGTAGGGCAGATACACGTGTTTCGTCTCTTGTATGTACGATACCGCAGCCGCTCTGGACAGCTTACCGCCTTCAGGGTTGACGGGTATGATATTGTCGAACTCTTGCGACAGCATATCGATGGCCGCCGAACCGTTCGCTTTATCTTCAATGTACACCGCGTCGAGGTCAGGATGCGACGAGATGTACTCTCTGAGCACTGTTATCATCTCAGTGAACGACAGGCGGCGTCTGGTACCCCAAATACCGTAGTAGTCGTTCGCACGCTTACCCCAGTGTTGTATAGCGACGAAGTCGCTTGTCTCGCTTTTCTTGAACGCCGCGTCGACGGACAAGACGTTATATACTTGTTCTGGCAAGTCCTCGTAGAACTGCCAGTTTTCCTTTAAGAAGATGTTACCCGAGTTAAGGACCGGGTTGCCTTGGAACAACGCGTTCCACGCACGCTCGCCGTTCTCGGTTATGTACGTTGTTTTGTAGTCTTTGAGCCACGCGGCACCTTTACCAATCTCAGGGCACAGCGGCGCTCCTACCGGTCTCCCCATCGGGTCGTTCTCTTCTGCCTCGCACGGCAGGTTCAGCACTTCCACGTTCGGGAATGACCGCTTGATGTGACCAAACAAGTCGTCCTCGTGCCACCGCGTCTGTATGACAATAATCTTACCGTGTGGCGCGATACGCGTTAGGATTGACGCGTAGAACTCATCTAAGATAGCAGCGCGCGTCGTCTCCGACATCGCCTCTTGCATATTTTTCGTCGGGTCGTCGATTATGAACAAGTCCGCCGGGTTACCAGTAATACCTGACAAGATACCACGACTAATGCAGCGCCCGCCCTCGACAGACTCGAATTCCGTATTCGTCCACGGCGCTTCGGCCGGGTGGAAGTCGGGAAACAATCTCGGCCCGTAGTCTTCAAGCTTTCTGAGGTTACGTCTTCCGAATCGTTTCGCGAAGTCCTCCGAGTAGCCGGCAATAATTACCGACTTGTCGGGGTGATTTCCAAGGTACCACGACGGCAACGTCTCAGTCAAGCTGCGCGACTTACCATGCTGCGGTGGGGTCGATATAAGTAGTACGTCGAACGCCGCGCTTCCTTTCTTATTCAGAAATTCTTGCACTTTGTTACACAGAAACCTGTGAAACGCCGTATCAATAAAACCCTGGTTCGAATACAAGACGTACTTATAATAGGACTTCCGCGCTTCACGTACGGCAAGCTCCTCTCTGATCTGTTCGACCGATGCACATTGATCGATACCCAGCGTTTTAAGCGCGGCGGCCGTCGTTTTATCCATTACTTACCTCTTCGCCTTGCTCGGGGTTCAATGCTTGCAGCAACGTCAACAGTTGTGTATCCGTCAGTGACGCCAAGCCCTGCGTTTTATGTTCCACAGTGACGTCGGTCTGCGGCTTGTAGCCTGCCGTATCTCGCAAGAATTCCGCCGCTCTCGTGTCGCTGTCGTCTATTGCTTTCGCAAATTGCCCCAATATAACAAGCTCCGATAACGAACACACGTCTTCCTCTAACATCTGCGCGAGACCTTTCGCTTTCGACTCGTCAGACAATAAGTTCAACGGTATCTGCCTATCGGACAATTCTCTGACAATCGTTCTATAATGCCTCTGCGACGACCCCGATATGAAATCAGCCATCTTTCCTTGCAACGCTTTAACAACGTTCGTTTGTCTTTGCTCTGCAGTCGGAGCGACCGCTAAGGGAGCCTCTTCGTGCACTGGGTAGGGTGGGGGTAATTCGGGTTCGCAAGTGAATTCATCGTCGGTGACGATATGGGTAGCGCCCGAGGGGCATTGCCCCTCAGGCTTAGGAGAAAGAGAAGACACCGTGGGAAACGATGTAGGTGGGTTAGGTTGTGTGGAGCGAGACACGTGGGTCGCTGAGTCGGAGAGCGGAGTACGTGGCTCGTTGTTCGATGCTTCCATATACTATATATAGCAAGTAATGGGCAATGCACGTCACAAAAAAGTTAAATTTTTGCAAAATATTTCAACAAAATAATTAGTAAAGGCATACTGCCAAAGGCCGGGTGTGGGTGGTTTTTATTTTATTTGAAAATTCTAACGCGAAAACCGAAATGTTGGGGGGAGGGGTGAATCCCCTTTTTGGCGTTTTATGGCCCATAGAGCCGCGAGGTTTCACCAGGAATGACGAAAATATTTTTTGATTCCTTGTTCAGGGCCCCTGTATAATTTGTCACTCCGTTGAAATTTACCAGGTTTCTATTTATATTTATAAGGGCATTTATATTTATATTCATATGTGTATTTATTTTTGTATGCGGGCAGGCGCAGAGCGCTAGTCGACGTGATATGTCGTATGCATAATGCATTTGCGTATACGCGGTTGCGGCGAAAATTGTATTAAAAAACAGAAAATGTCGGAAACGACAGAATAAATATTATATTTTTTGGAGGTATCAACCATGAAAACTATGACAATTCAAGTCAACACCACTACTCGTAAAGCAGTCGTTGAAGTCGACGGGGGCGCGCCCGTTGTATGTTCCCTTAAGAAAGAGGGTAATGAAACCTACTCTGTAGTCCTGAAAGATAAAGTCGAATGGCCTACTAAGTACTTCAACATTGGTGCTCTGGGCGAAGACAGAGTTATTACAACCAATGATGTTGATTGCAAAGCTCGCAAAACGACTCGCAAAGAGCTCACAGACAACAATCCGCACAAGATTCGTGTTGCGTCTATCTCAAGACGTCTTATGGAAGACTCAGAAGTTCTGAGGACAATCGAAGGCGTCACAGAAGAAGAAGTATACTTCATAGTAAACTTAGCTGCACGACTTGAGCAAACCGCTGCACAAGCTCGCATAAAGGACCAGATTGAAAAACTGAAAGCTGAGCTTGAAAAACTGGGGGGCTGATGCCTCCCTTTTTTTATGCCTTACGGCGCAACACTAAACTCGCGGCACTACGCTCGCAGCACTAAGTACGGCGGTCTTCGCACAGAGGGCCGTCGTATTTTTTTATTTTTTATTTTGCCCGAAGGGCGAAGCACTGGTCGCGCAGCACTAAGCCCGCAATACTACGCTCGATGTCCCCGAAGCGCACGGCACTGGTCGCGGGCCCATGCCCTATGTTCGCAGCACTAAGCCCGATGCCCGTTGCTCGTCATATCACGTCTCAACGAAAATTGTATCAAAAATCAGATAATACAAAAATAAAACTTGGAGGACAAGAAAATGTCGAAACTTGTAATCGAAATCAATGGCGAAAGCCGCAAAGCTGTAGTAACAAAAGACGCAGAGGCGTCCGTAATCTGTTCTTTGAAAAAAGAAAGCAATGAATCTTATTCCGTTGTCTTAAAAGGCAAAGTGGAATGGCCTACGAAATTCTATAATATTGGTCGCGATTTGACGGACCGTGTTATAGAGGTCGACGAAGCAGAAGCTTTGCTCAGAAAAGCAGGCCGTAGTGCGAATTCCGATGGTTCGAGTGCCGTGAAATCGACGCTTAGTGCCAAAAACGTTGCAAAACGCCTGATGGACGCGAAATCTGTGCTCGTTGAAGAAGGCCTCGTGAGCGACGAAGAGGCGGAAATGCTCGGAAATCTGATTGGCAAGCTTGTAGCGAATCAAGAACAGTTGGCTCAAAAGGCAAAAATCGAGAAATTACGTGCGGAAATCGCTAAACTCGAGGCTGAGGCCGCAGCGTTTGAGCCGCAAAGCGAAGAACAACCTGTCGAAGAGCCGGCGAAGAGCGGCAAGAAAGCAAAGAACAAATAACAATTGAACAACAAAACGAAGAACGGTGCCCATTGTGGTGCCGTTTTTCTTTTATTTTTCTATGCCCGCGGCACTAAAATCGGTGGTCGACGTGCAATGTGCAATGCAATGTGAATAATGTTTCATGTTTCAATGCGCGATGGGCAAAGTACAATGCACTGGACTCAGTGGTCGGAGGGCAAAATGCGTGATTAACAAACTCAATCATTTTGATTAAGAAACTTAATCATACTATAC